CCACGTCGATCTGCAGTATCCGAGCGTCCGGTTCGAGAAAGGCGGCACCACAGCAGGCGTTGCCAACTATGGCACCTGGTCTATCAACTTCAACCCGACACTCCTGATGCAGAACGTCGACCAGTTCATTCGTCGCACAGTCGCACACGAACTCGCACACCTGGCAGTAGAACGCATCTATCCCGAAGCACACCAACGCACATACGGGCAAAAGCGTTCTCTGCATGGTCCTCGTTGGCAAGAGATCATGACTGTGCTTGGTGCACCGGTCTCTCGCTGCCACAGCTACGATGTCACTGATGTTGCACGCCGCAAAGCATCGTACACGTATGTCTGCACAGCATGCAACCACACATACGAGCTCGGCCCGAAGCGCCATGCCAACCTCGTTCGCAATCCCAAGCACTACAGGTGCCGTTGTGGTCACAGCCATATGGTGCTGAAAGGCACGAAAGCGCCTCAGTCTGCACCGGTTGTACGCCAAGCACCGAAGAAGCCTGTAGCAGCACCCGCCTCTGTGTCGGTCGCAGCTTCTATGCAGTATAACTCGAAATTCGAGCACTGCTATGCGATTTACAAAGCAACATGCAACACACTGACAAAAGACGAAATCATCCATCTCTTCGTCGAGCAAGTTAACATGACTGCTGCAGGTGCTTCGACATACTACTACAAGTGCAAAAACTAGTTGACCGAGGTGCTACTTTGTGGTAATGTGGCACCATCTTTTAACGCTGAGGCCGATATGCAAATACTCGAACCGCACGACCAGTTTGGCTGGATCACCGCAATCATCGATGGCCGGTGGGTGCAAGCAAAAGTGTACGATGAGCCAAGCTGCTATGGCATCAACGATGGCCGCGTCAGCAAGCTCGCGATCGGTATCTCGGATAAGCGAGATCCGAACAAGAACTTCTTCGACCAGATGGCGTTCAACTACGATCGCGGGCTCGACTTCAACAACCTGCCAGCCGGCGTGATGGAAAGCATCGTCGCTCAGCTCGAGCGGTTGCCCAAATTGTTCAGTTGACCTTTTTCCCAAATGCTGTATAATGTGCCTCATCAATAACGATAAGGGCAAACAAAATGATACTGACAGTCACCAGCGAAGTTAAGAAGTAATTGCTGCTTTACGCTTAGCCCACCATTCTTTAACAGCAGCACTTTGTTTAGCTTTGGTTTCTTCGGATACAGTTGGGTGAGTTTTTGCAACTACTCGCAGTTTTATCTTTTGTTCTTCAGACATGGTTTGCCTTTATTGTGGGCGGGCTTGCCCTTCTTGCCAGCACTTATGTTAGCTCTAATTTCAGCTGATAACTTTTTGCCCTTATTCCAGGCCGGTCTTGGGGCACGGCGGCGAGCGGCTGCCATTTTGAGTTTTGTTTCTTCTAACAGTGTTCTGTTATCGCCACCTAGCAATAAGTTGTACCCTCGAGGAGATAGGGTGGTGTGCTGCTCAATGTATTGTGGTTCGAGTGTGTTAGCTTGTTCTAGCGTTAGATCTTTGGCTAATATCTCAGTAATGAATGAGTGTGATTTGAGGGAGGGATGAAGAATCGTTTCCCATCTATGTTCTGGTAGACACGATTTAGACAAAGTGGATTTTTGAAGCACTTTTTAATGAGACTTTGCTCATGAGCAAACGCATCGATCGGGTCAAAGAATTCCGCGATGATTTGAGGTTCAAACTCTGAGAATCGATCTTTGACTCTACTACAAGAGGAAAAGTAAACTTTTCCAAGATCTTCACCGGAAGCTACCTTGTTCTTGTAGCGATAACCGATGTAGAACTCTTGGGTAGTTTTGTGAGTCAGGATGTAGACGTATGGAAGTATCATGCTTCTATTTATTGACGACCGAACTTTATGTCAAAAGTTGTTTACTTTCTTGATGCATATGATATAATTACTCCATCTTATCTGGAAGATCATCATGGTACAATTGACAGATACTGAACGCATGGCTCTTGATGAATTCGTTGCAGAACATTGGGTAAAATTTCAAGAGATCGCGAAAAATTATCTTGACGAATCCGAAATAGAATCTCTTTCTGACAAACTGAAAGGTTAAACTAACATGAGTGAATCTGGCACGATAATCTCCTTTCAGATTGTTGTGTTAAGAGGTGAGGTATTAGTAGTATCTCGCCTCTACTTATTTATGGTTGACTTCTTTTTGCATTGTGGTAAAATGTGCTTTATTACAACTAAGGATCACTATTATGATATCAGCTCATGCACAACTGCAACGCCTCGGCTACAACCTCGAATCTCCCTGCCATTCTGTGCAGATGGTTCGTGACAAGTGGGAAGCCGCAGGTGCGAAAGGCCTCGCAGTCGCGATCGGCATCATCAAAGAGATCGCTTCGGTCGACAAGGGCAACGAATACACTGATGCTCACTTCGCACTGCATGTTGCTCAGCACGTCGTTGAGACTGCTGTGAAGAACGAGCAGTTCGATCCTGATGCAACTGTGGTTGCTGGTGAAGATCGTGCCAAGAAGATCCGCAAAGACATCGCGTGGGCATTCGTGAAGGCAGAACCCACCAACAGCAACGACAAGTACGAACAAGTCGCTGTGGTTGAAGGTCTCGATGTCAAAGTGGCATCAAAAGCAGATGGCTCGATAAAAAAAGGTGGAAAAGGCCAATTAGCAGAAGCACTGTGGAAGAAGTACATGCTGGAGTGTGAGGGTAATCCCTTGCCCAACGTAGAGTTCGTGAAGATTCTAATGAGAGATGCTCAACTAACACGTAGCGGATCCGCTACATATTCGTACAATCTAAAAAAGAAATTTGGTGTTAAGCAGCCGGCTGCTTCTTAGGACAGTTATCAAAGTGCCAACGTTTCATTTGTGATATCCCACCTTGGCTGCCACAATGTGGGCATACCACCAGTGCTTTAGGTTTTCGCATCTTCTGTTTCGCATCTTCCGTATGGGGAATGCCCACTTGAGCGGCACTAATTTTGGCTCTGGTCTCTGCAGATGGAATTTTGCCCGTTCGAATACCTCCAATAAGTGGGCAGTTATCAAAGTGCCAACGTTTCAGTTGGGCGATACCCCCAGTTACTCCACAGTGTGGGCATGGTAGTTTTTCTCGATTTGCACACGAGGTGCGCATTCGTTCAATGGATTCAGCAGAATGAGCAAATGGATGAGTTTTGCGATGAGCTGCTATTTTTGCGGACACTTCAGGGGGGCGTTCCCGCCCAGTGGTAGTGGCACTTATTTTACGCTTGTGTTCTTCGCTTTTAGGTCTTCCCTTATTGGCCGCTGAGATTTTCTGCCCAACTTCTGCAGGCCGTGTCCTTCCTTTGAGTGAAGACATCAGTCCTGTTTTGGATGTGCTTATTCGCCGCTTAGTCTCCACGCTTAGTTTTTTGCCAGTATGTAAGGCACTTAACTCTAATTTGGCTTTTTCGGATAGTCCTGGACTGTGTCCAGCATTTCCCTTGCCGCCAGTTGTTAAATTTAAGCACAAAGGATCCTGCAGCAAATCTTCGGTGACTAGCAACTGCTCAACAGCAAAGGCTTCTTCACGAGTTGAACATTCACATAAGATAATTCGCTCAAAGTCACTCTTCCCGTATTTGGCAACCAACCGCTTAATTCGAAAGCCCGACCCAACGTATCTATCATCTTTGTTTGTTGTTGAGTGAACACCAATATAGTATTCTCCCGTTGACTTTCTGACTGTCTTGTATACATAATGAAACATTCATTGCACCTCTGAAAGTATTTATGAAGGCTGATAGTAAAATGATAATTTGTGGCTGTTGACCCAGAAGCAGTTTCGCAGTAAGATGTAATCATGACACAAACACAGCGGCGGATGGTTGAAATTATACACCGCTGCAAGATGGGGATGTGACAGTACTGACTGACGGTCACGTCTGGAGAATGAGCGAGGTGGGGCTGCTTCTCTAAAGATTATGGATGTGGTAGTGTAAGTGAGCACATCTGTGCTGCGGCAAGCCCGGACGGCGATACGCAAGCAGCATGGGCAGCGAGGTTGAAACCCTCCGACATCCGCCAGTTGTTCATAAGCGCCTCCCGGCGCTACTCTCAGGGCCTACCTTCTTGGTAGGCCTCTTTTTGGTTGACTTTTTGTCCCAACTCCACTACAATGGCCATACTGTCAAACGAGGAAAGAATTATGCCTAAGTGGATTGCGGTTGTACTGGTTGCTCTGTTGATCTGGGGCGCTGCTGAGAATCCTAAAGCAACACGCGAAGTTGTTGCGGCAGGGGAACATGTTGCCGTAGCAACATTCAACCTGGCTATGTCGGCCGGGCGAGTTGTCATTCGCGCCATCGACAACATCGACAACTCGATCTGAGTGTTGACTTAGAATGCAGCATACAGTATCATTATCGAACTAACAAATGAGGAGCCGTTCACACATATGATCTAATCTCGGGCTGACTGCAAGCGCCCGCCCAAAAGCAGATGATGCAACACATGGGATTCACCATTAATCGATTAGAGAGGTACATATGTCCAAGAATGCAAAGAATGCCCGCAAACTTGCCAAGAAGCGCGCAATGAAGGGCCAGAAAGGCCCTGCCAAGACCACTCCCGCCCACGGCAAGAAGAATGCCTGGTTCCAAAAGAAAGACGCCAACGGCCGCCTGATCAAGGCAAACAAGAAGAAAGCGGTGACGGCTAACGATTAGTCAACGTGCGTGTGCAGTAGCGAAAAAAGACCACCTTGTGTGGTCTTTTTGTTGACCTTTTCCCCTAATTGTGTATAATGGTCACATCTCAACAACTACAGAAGAGATGAACATGAACATAATCGACCTGCTGAACAATGTAGCAAAGCGTGTAAGTGCAAACGTCTTCGGCGTTAACTGGGGTGGATGCTGCGTGTTCGCATCGCTCGTCGCCGAGCGCCTCCAGCATCTGATGCCCGACATGCAGATTGTCGTGATCGACCACGATGGCTGGGTCCTGGATCTCGATAAGGTCCGGCCGCAGATCGAACACAACGATCCTTTCACCTGGCGCGACAACGGCGTATTCTTCAATCACATCATCCAGTTCGTGCTGGACGGCAAGAAGTATCACTACGACTCCAAGGGCGTGCAGACGGCAGGTAATTCCGGCTACTACGACATCTTGCTCGGCAGCCTCACTGTTGCAGAAGCAACTGAGCTTGCTGAAACGCCTACAGGCTGGAATCCAGCTTTCGATCGCCATCAGATTCCTGAAATGCGGCGGATCATCAACGAGGCATTCGATGTTGCCTTTTGGGCAAAATAGGGTACAATGGCCGCAACAACTGACGAGAGGTAATTATGCCGCACTTAGTCATACATGCAACGATCCAGTACCTGGCAAAGAACGCAACTGCTCTTGCAGCAGCTCATCGCCCAGGCGGCCCGGGTGCAAAAATCTTCCACGAGCTCGACGACTGCTATCGCATCCACGTGATGGGCTTCCTTAGCAACATCATACATGATCACCCCGACTACAGCAAGATCATGGGTGAGGTTGTTGCTACCTGGCCGAACGTCAAGTGGGATCCTTCGTCGCTCTGGCTGACGATCGAGAAAGCTGTTGACCAAAGACCAAAAAAGGGTACAATGGGCGCCATGGACATCGAACACATGGCAAACAAAACATCCGGCGCCTACTCCGCTAGCCGCTATGGCGATGTGGCATGGCGCAAAGCAATTCAGCTCCTCGCTGAGGCCGGCTACACCGAGATAGAAGTCGAAGAGATCCTGCGTTCGAAGTACATGCGCTGGGCTGCCGACTGTTTCGCTAAGCGTTTTCGCGATCGTGAGGTATGTGTAGGCACCGAGATCATGAAGTACAAAGACCAATACGGCATCGACGTGGCCGGGCTTCTGAAGGGGCTGTAACATGAGCAACGATACACTCACGATCTATCGGCTTGAAGATGGCAAAGGCATCGGCCCGTACTTCGAGGGAATCGACGAGTACAATCATAGCTACATCGAGAAGATGAACGAGATGATCGAAGAAGATCTTCAGCATCGTCCGAACATCTGGAACCAGCCGATACCGCGAAACGATCCTGGGCTTGGTGACGACTTCGATCGCGAGCATGTATTCGGCTTTGCAAGCCTGGCACAGTACCTGAACTGGATGCATATGCCGGAATGGCGGGAGGGCTTGGCTCAGCTCGGCGTGATGCTGAATGTGTACCAAGTGCCTGCCGAAGCGGCAAAAGCAAGCAATTTTCAGGCAGTCTTCGATAAGAAGCAAGCTCAGCTCGGCAACAGCTTGCGGCCTGACGCAGTTGAATGACCTGTTGACCTTTTGGTGAATTAGGGTACAATGGGCACTGTAGCAAATGTAACACAACAGCAACAATCCATCAACTAAGAGAAAGGCATCAAAATGAACTACGCAGATCTGGCAGCGAACAACATGGGCAAGCGCGTCGACATCAAGGGCGTCGTTTTCACCGTGACCGATGTCCTGCCCAAGACCGGCAAGCTGAAGAGCGGCGACGAAGCCAACTACATCGAGCTGAAGAACGAAGCCGGTGAAGCCGTCGAACTGCATCCCCGCAAGGCACAAGCGCTCTTCACGAAGGGCGAAGCCGAAGGCATTCGTCTCCTCGTTGACACTGTTGCAACTGAAGCCGCTGCCCCTGCCGCCGGTGCCGCTCCCACCGAAACACCGGCCGAAGCGAAGAACGAAGGCGGCGCCGAAGCCGAAGCGAAACCCGCGAAGGTTTCCAAGAAGTCGCAATGCGTCGCAGCGTACACCGAAGGCACCGCTGCCGGCAAGACCCGCAAAGAAATCCTCGAAGTGTTCGCAACCTTCGGCGTGACTGGTCCTGGTGCCGCAACCTACTACCAGAACTGCAAGAGCGGCGCCTGGAAGTAAAGGTTGACAGGAAGGGCTCATTAATATATAATGAGCCCTTCCTGGAGTTTTAAATGAGAGATGTCCTTTACTATTATCGTCTATTCGCTGGCTGGAGTGCTAATGCAGGCACGCTGGACGGCGCCCTGAATGACTTCAAGACGCTTGCGCCCGAGCGTCGTCATGCATTCTGTGAGATCCTTATATCGGCTGCCAACAGAGGCCTGGCCGATGTGGAGAACGTCGATAAATTCCTTGCCATTGGCTCGCGCAAGTGACATGTTGACTTTTTCCCTAAATGTGGGATAATGATCACACCATATAACAACAGGTGAACAAAATGTTTATTGTGTATCGTGCTACCGGACCCTACAGCAACCTCGCCTACTACGGATACGCTGAGGGCGAAGACGAACTCGATGTTCGCGAAACCTTCATGACTGGGGCGACCCGCGGTGATGCTGCATCAGCAGACCGAGGCGACGTCCGCTTCCTCGAACAGAACAAGAATGAGCAAGACATGATCCGCTTCCAGGTACTTGACGTATGTGCCGATGAACTGGAAGCCTTCCTGCGCCGCAATGACGAGCGGGCGCGTAACGTCGACAGCATCACCGGCCCGTCGATGCTCCCTGGCAATATCGCCGAACGTGCTGCAGCAGAGCGCCCGGGGCGTCTGACTGCAATGCAGCAGATGCTGAAGGCGCGGTCGGCAAAGACGGCCCGTGAAGCCTGGGGCCTCGGCATGTGGACGACAGCGACTATCCGTAACTTGTCAGCTGTGTTCAACAAGCAACAAATCATTCTCGACCTCGATGCGCTGACACCGCTCGAGTTCCAGACAAAGTACAATCTCACCAACCAGCTCTAACACATTTCCATTGTTTGTGATGGGCTCTTTGGCCCATCACAACTTGCATCATCCCACCTTGGTTGAGGTTGTTCTGTTTACAGAATTCGTTTAGGTTCCATACATCATGTACAACTCCCAGTGGATCCGTAACGAGGTAATGTTTCGACTTCTTCAGTCTCGTCTCATTCGACTGAACTTTGCCTGTGTTGATTTCACGTAGATGTTGTTTCTGTTCTTCAGAAATGTGGCGTTGCTTTGATTTCTTAGCTTCGGAGATTTTGCGCTTGGTTTCATCTGAACAAGGACCCATCTTCTTGCCAAGTCTAATCGCATGAAGTTTGTCGATGGTTTGCTTGCAATGACCATTGTTGCCATCACCGCCATAGGTCATGTTGTAGCCACCTTTGTTGTCGACGTGAGTATTGTACTCTCTTATAAAGAATTCTTCCATGATGTTCTTGGTGTAGTCTTTATCTCTGGATTGATATACAATGCTCCATTCGAATGATTCCCAGCCATGTTTACGAATAGCATCGTAGAATGTTGTGCTAACGCCTTTGTTCGCATTGTATTTGTGATTGCTCACTCGTTGTGGATAATTGGAATCGAACCCGATATAAGACTTGCCGTTGGCCGAACACATAGCTCGGTATATGGTATAAATAGACATGCTGATGCTCCTTGTAAGTGTTAGAGTGGTTGGAGATGCCAGTCTCGCGAACCACATGTATTTATGCATCTTTTCCTTTTCGTTGACATTTTCTATTATTTGGGTATAATGACCACATCTACTGACGAGAGGTGTGATCATGGCGGCAATTAAAGATAAAGTTTTTCCTGCTGGTCGATATTATATTGGGGATTTGTGTTATTGTAACGCTCTTGGCAAGCACGACGACCGCTGGGATCGCATCTGCAAGATGATGTTCCCTGACGGTAACCGTGACGATCCTGGCACTCATACCATCGACGGCATCGAGTTCTGGTATCACTGCACAGCTTACGGTGACGGCGAGTATGACAGCAACAGCCGATACACATTCCCTGTCGATGCAGGCATCATCGGTATCGTCTCGGCTGCGGTTGCTGAGTCTGAAGGCTCCTACGGCGGGCATATCATCGAATTTGCGCGGCCCTTCCAGCCGTACTACGCGAATGGCACATTCTACATCGGCCACCTCGAGATCGACACCGATCCGAGGTCCGACGATGACTACAACGAAGACGAAGACAACGAAGACGACGAGTACGACGGCAATTGACCAGTTGACATCTGGGGCAAAGTGCGTATAATGATTCTCCCCAACCGCGAAAGGTTCATATGAAGAAACTGTCTGACACCACGAAGTTCCGCATTGCCCTGGCTGACGCTGGCTTTGGCAAATACGCCCTCACGATTTTCAACGACAAAGGCAAGACGACCCGGCGCCTGAAACTGTACCAAGGTGCCCATGTCAATTCTGCGCCCCACAAGCAAAAGGTCAAGTTGGTTGAAAAGTTGCGTGACCAGTTCGGTGATCGCCTGCTGGCAGTAGGTCCGCATGAAGGGCTAATGTGGTGGGGCGTTACCAGCTCGGTGGTCGTGAAGCTGAAGTTGTAAGTGACCAGTTGACATTTTCCCCCTAATGGGGGAGAATGACCAAACTGTCAATCACAAAGAGAGAAAACAAATGAGCACAGCCGAACGCCTGAAGACATACAACGAGTTGCGCGAATCCGCAAAACAACTCGTTCGCGATGCCGTGTCCGATGCATGCGACTTCCTGAACGACATAATGTGTGATCCTGAGGCGCGTGACATGGAATTCAGCATCAACGCGCTGATCGAGCAATCGGTCACCATGTGCGGCAACATCCTCGATCCCATTGAATACAAGGCCGAAGTCAGCGATGCGATGAAACAAGCAATCCGCGAATACGTGTTCGAATACGCCGGTTTCGCTGTCGTGGGGAGGGAAAAGAAATGACACGAGGCGCCTTCCTGACCCTGACATCCATCCTCACCGTTTGCATCTACGAGGGCTCCGACAACGTGTGGTATGCCGAAGCCGCCTTCGTCTTCGGTTTCATCCAAACGATGATCGTATCGACGATTCTCGACTGGCTGAAGACGAATTTGTAACTGGTGTATACGATCCTACACAACCAGATCGTGGCGACACAAGAAGCCATTGATAAGTTGACCCCAAAGCCGTAATGATGTAAAGTGCTCTTCAGCAATGGAGGGCACATGAAGAAGTTAGCTGTTGTTGCGGTACTGGTTGGTTTTTGTTTCGACCTGGTGAAAAGCGGATACATCCAACATCACATGCAGTATGAATGGCGTGAGATGGTGGAACGTGATCGTGCAGACATCAAGGCGCAATGCGAAGCAATAAACTGTTGGCATTTGTGATAGAAGGAGGATGATGGATCCATACTTATGCATGGAGCCGAGACAGTAAGCGCACCTGAGACAACGGCGCAGTAGACGTTTGATGGATGGCCATGACCGTCAGACGCGACGTGATTGATTCCGCATGGATAGCTGGCAACAGCTAGGACGTAAGTGAGACCGCGCGAAGAGCCTCACAGCAGATAATGGACTGCTACACCTATTGATTGCAACACCCCAGGATGACCACCATCCTGGGTTTTTCTTTTCTTGTTGACACTGTCCCCTTATTGAGGGATAATGGCCACAGTTCAGTACACATAGTACTAGTAAACACAAAGAGATGAACATATGTTTGTTGATGACTATGGCAGGCCCGCTTCTACTAGTAAACATTATCACCTTGGTGATCGTGTTGTGTTCTTCGGCTCCTGCATCACCGGCTGCGGGCTCGTGATCCTCTGGCTGTCGGGGGCTCTCGGCTAGTTACTAGTAGACAATGCGCTATAGAAGTTCACTATCTTTACGTGTTCTTCTATAGTTCCGTTGTTGCGGATTCGGTTAGCTCGCATCGACACCACAATTGTGTTTTCAGGAGTATAACCTTTGGTAAAGTCGAGTCTATCCAGAGATGGGGAATTGTCATCGCGGTACTTACCATTCGAGAAAGTAAGAGGAATTCCAAGCACCGGACAGACTTCCGGAAACACAATATTGTCTGATGTGATGGTAAACTCTAAATCGTTTTCCTTTGCTCGGGCCCGAGCTCGCTGAATGAAGAGTTTTATTCTTCTTTCGCGTGATAGTGTGTCTGACTTGTTTCTTGCTCGGTAACGAGCCTTTGCTGCCAATTGTGCTTTCGTCAACATGATACAATAACCTCCCCTAATAGTCTAGTATAGACTATTTATGAGAGGTACCCTGTCCACGTGGGTAGTGGACATGGACCCGAAATGGTACCTACCCAGAATGGGCAATGGGACTGTGACATATTGTGAACCTTACATCGTCACCAAACCACAGTCAAAGGTCAACAGCATTATGAAAATTTAAATAGTCGATGGCCAGTTGAAGAAACTCTGGGTTTTCTCTAAATGACCAAGCCCCTTGTTGCAGGCGTTATCAACGCTGAGTGACCAGTTGACCTTTTTCCCCTAATAGGGGAAGATGCTTGTCCGTTAAACATGAAAGGTAATGAATGACACGTCAAGTTACACCTCAAGAGCAGAATGCCGCACGTGATGCCGCAATCATGCATCTCATCAACCAAATGCGCACTCAGAACGCATACGTCAAGATCTGAACGAGGGCAACATGAGAAAACGTAGCGATGTCACAAAGTTCCGTACGGCGCTGAAGGCGGTTGGTTTTCACTACAACCAGGCAGCGTTCTACAACGACAAGCGCAAGACCTGCCGTAGGCTGAAGCTGCAACATGCCGATGGTTTCCTGCGCGCTCCTCAGTCTACCAAAGATGAGTTCGTTCGTCAACTGCAAAATCAGTTCGGTGACCGGTTGATTTCCGCTCAGCCGCACGAATACCGGCATAACTGCTGGGGCACTGTCAAGTCTGTTGTCGTGACACTGAAAGACTGACCAGTTGACCTTTTCCCCTAATTGGGGGAAAGTGGAGTTGTAACAGTTAAACAACGAGAGGCCAATATGTACGACACATTCGACAGTGCAATGAAGAAGTGGAACCGCAAATAAGCGGTTGACAAATTGGTCAGTTAGGGTGATAATGCTCTCACTGACCAACACGAGGATAAAAACAATGACACGCATTCACGATACACTCCGCACTGAACATGGCGTCAAGTCAACGACGCGTTCAATCACAGGATCGAGTCTGTTCCGACCGCTGCCTGATGCGAAGCATGACCTGGTGAAGAAGTATTTCGGCTCGTCGTTCGCAACACAGCGAAAAGACAAGTACTCAAGCACGCACAAATTCACGGTGTGTGGCGAACTCGTGACACTCTACATGAGTTGTGGCGAGTGGCGGTTTGGTGCAGGCAAAAACGTTCGTGGTAATCCCTTTGTAATCAAGCAGTTGGATGCGATCCAAAAGCTGCTTGAAGGTCCACAGTATGAAGAGTAACCAGTTGACAGTTGGTCTGTGATAGGGTACAATGTGCCCTATCAACTGACGAAAGGGTACACAAATGGCACACGTAATCTACAACAAAGAATCCACCATCATCCTCTGCGATCGCCACAGCTGGGAAGGCAACACCTACAAGACTGAGCGTGCCGCAAAGGCAGCTCTGACACGCATCGAGAATGCCTTCAAAGCCGATCCCAACAACCGCATGGCAAGGTGGGATGTCATGGGTGGTGTTCCGTTCGACCGCAACAACTTCGCTATCGCCGAAGCAAGCGTGTTCCACAGCACTATCGAGAAAAAGAAGACTGTGCGCAACCTGTTGTCGGGCAAGCCTGTCGAAATCGCCGTCAACACACCTCTCTGCTGCGATCCTTCCAGCGAAACATATCACTGCATGTGATGTTGACATTGTGGCCACTTTAGGGTAAAGTGGCCACATCAACTGACGACAAGAGAGAAAACATGACTGATTGCTACCATGATGTGCAAGTAGGTGACGAAGTGCTGGTGCGTTCTGGTTTCGGTAATGGGCCATTGCATCGTGGCACTGTTATAGCAGTGCTTGCTGATGTCAAGGATGGTTATCCTGGCATCGACTACAAGCTCGCCAACAACGAGCAATTCTGGGCATATAGCGAACAAATTCAAGGCATTACACGCAAGGCTGCTGGTTGACTTTTTGGTCATTTGGGGTATAATGGTCACATCAACTGACGAAAGGTACAACATGGCAAAAGCACCGAAGACGACACCCATCGCCAAGACAATCACCAAAGGCAGGCAGGGTGTGATCTATCGCGAGATGCTGAGTGTCGACGGCAAGAAGCTGCGTATCGACATCGAAAGCGACTCGCACGCCTTCCAGAGCCACGCACGCATCGAGATCTACAATCCGACCGAGCTGAAGTGGAACAACCTGGCATCGATCCACTATGCCGCGATGAAAACGCCTGCACAGCTGTATTACTCGTCGGCTGGCATGCAAGAGCACAATTTTACCACAGATCGCAACGAATTGCTACGCCAAGCGTTTGCAATTATTCTGTGAGTGACCAGTTGACTTTGTGGTCACTTTAGGGTAAAGTGGCCACATCAACTGACGACAAGAGAGAAAACAAATGAACATAGCACAGCTGAAAGTCAATGACAAAGTGGCAGTGGCACGCATGGGTAACTGGGAAAACCACAGCCAAGGCATCTACGTCGTTACAAAGATCAACAAGGTGCGCATACACGTGAAGCGTGAGACAGACGGCTATGAGCGTGAATTCAGCGCTAATACCGGCCGTGAACTGGGCAAGAGCGATAGCAAGTATCGTGCTGCTTACCTCGAGAGTGTCGAATATCAGAACCTTCGCACTGCCATACGCCAACACAACCTGGAAGTCAACGGTGCCTGGACGGCACTCCAAGAAGCAGCTTCCAGCAAAAGCATCGCTGAGGTCAACAAGGCACTGGCAAAATTAAAAGCTGTTGGCATAGTGATCGGTGGTTGACTTTTTGGTCAATTGGGGTATAATGGTCACATCAACTGACGACATGAGGGCAAACAAATGAGCAACAAGATCATGTACTGGAACGGCAACGGCGCACACCAAGCACTGTACGAGAAGCTGAACGAGCTGATCCCGGCTGAAGGCGAAGTCGCTGAGCCCCGCAAGAATCGCGCACTCGAAAAGCTGCGCAAAGCTGCAAACTGCTACTATGACCTGTTTAACAACGGTCTTGGCAACCGTGCAGCTGAGTTCCGCCAAGTCTTCGGTTTCGGTGGCACGTCTATCGCAAAGACACGCGAGTTCTACAGCGACAGGCTCGAGCGCTGCATGGATGAGATCATCCTGAAAGCAGCACATGAGCAGGGCCTGTTGACTTTTTGGCCATTTAGAGTATAATGTACCTCATCAACTGACAACACAAAGAGAGAACAGCATGGCACGCGATACACAAGACGCACTGAACGAGTTCATCGACCAAGAGGGCCTGTACCACACTGAAGGCCGTCGTGGCATCGAAAACCTGGCACGTATTGTCAATACGCTCGGCTACCAAGATCCACAGCGCTACGGCCAGTTTCGTGGGGCGTCGTTGGGTGACATCTTCACCTTCCTCGAAGACAATCCCGGCGCCATTGAGGCACTGGTTGAGTGGATCGGTCAACAGCAATCGACCGACTGGGCCGAAGCACTGAACGCTCAACTGCCTGAAGAAGAAGGTGAAGACGACCAAAAATAAGTTGACCTTTTCCTGAATTTGGGTATAATGGGCACTGTCATCTGACAACAACACAAGAGAGAAAACAAATGAACAAACTTTCCGCAAATCAGCAAACCATCGTCGACGCAATCACTTCCGGCCTCGACACCGCAGCCAAGATCGCCGAGAAGACTGGCCTGACGAAAGCAGCAGTGTCCGCCAACATGAAGCCGCTGCGTGACAAGGGCATCATCACCACCGCCGAAGTCGACGGCCATGTCGTGATGAGCCTGACCGGCGAAGCCAAAGCAGCACGTGTCGATGCAGCATTCGACAAAGCCACTGCTGCCAAGAAGACCGCACAGCCTGTGATCTTGGTTGCACCTCGCGAAATCCCCAAGTATCTCGGCGGCCGTCCGCGTGATGTCGTGCAGGCGCTGATCGCTGGTGGCTACAGCAAGAAGGCAGCGAAGGCTCACGTATACGACGGCAAGGCCCTGTAATCAACGACCACTGAACTCGGGGAGAAGCTTGTTGCCTTTCTCCCCGTAAATTGGCTTCCCAGTGTAGACCACACACTAGCTTACTAGACAGCGGTATAATGTGATCTACTTCATGTACAATACCTGTATCACGCGTAAGACGTTCTGCTTCTGCGTATAGTTCGTTGATAGCTTCGCTATTGGCCCAGGCCACTGTAGCTAGACGGAGTTGTGCTCGGCGCTTAGCATTTGTGGCACGGTGTTTGGGTTTATTGCGCTGATAGTAGTCGTTTTGAGATTGTAACACCTTTTCGTGGTTATTGGCACAGTACCGAGCTACTCGTTCAGCATTGTTTCTGCTGTTGATCTCTTTTACTTTTTCCTTGTTAGCTTCTCTGTAAAGAAATGTTGACTTTTTGGTCAGATAGGGTACAATGTGCCCTATCGACTGACAACACAAGACCAAACCATGCCTGACACTATCGCACTGCACGAACGAGCCATACAAGCGATGGCTGAGCACATCGCAGCCTGCATCGTCTGGAATGCAACGGACAACGACGAAGATCCGTTGACTTACTCGACAGATGCCGAGATCGTCGAGCTCTACTGCAAAGACGCTGCACGTGACATTTCCGGCCGTCTCGGCGAAGAAGTCAAGAAGATTGTGGCCCGTTGACCTCTGGCCACAATTAGGGTAGAATGTTCTTCATCAGTTGTTACGCCTGTCATAGTTTAATGGAAAACGTACTCGATACCGCGCGGGGTACTTGCTGGACTTCCAACCAGCTGACAGACGCAACAACTGATGAAGTAGTAATAGAACACTTAGCCGGCGCGTAATTTAAAGAGCCTCGCCCGAGAAAGACGGTCTACGAGGTGGATAAAATGAACGCCTGTTCGAAGTATGCGGAGCATAGGGCAGTAGGGAACTCGGTGTGATGGCCGAGGGAACGAAATCCGGGAACATCGCCCCGGTTAGATCTGGAATCCGAACGCATACGGAAGATAGGACGAGTGGTGGTTCGAGCCCATCCGCCCCGGCTAAGTGCTCTGTTGACCTTTTGGTCATTTAGGGTATAATGATCTCCATCAACTGACAACACAAAGAGAGATCAAAATGACCTTTGCAATCGGCACCGTACTCGAAGTTAAGACACGCGATCATGGCACCAAGAACTTCGTCGTTGAAGGCTTCCGCGAAGACATGTACATGCGTATGCGCTGCCAAAGCGATAGCAAGATGACGATGACACTGCATCCTGAGCATGTGGCACGCATCAAAGCAAACGGCGGCGAAGATGGCATCAAGGTGCTGAACTGTCAGAACCTGCAAGACGTTGTCGTAAGGGCAACCAACGTGATAGTGCCAGTTGCTCCTGTGGAAGTCGTTAAAACGGCTTCCGCGAAGTCTGAAGGCCCTTCTAAGAAGGAACGTGCAGCAGCGATTCGTGCTACAAATCCGACCGCAACACGCAAAGAACTGATCGCGATGTTCATGGAACAACTCAACATGACACATGCGGGAGCCAGCACATATTCCTCGTATCGGTAATTGTTGAAGCGCCTGCGTCTGTCATAAATACCTCTGTACACCAACGGAGGTATTATGGCAACCAAAATTTGTAAAGACTGTCACAAAGAGAAACCAAGCGAACAATTCTACACGAATCCGAAAGGATATCAACGGAAGACTTGTAACAGCTGCATCACGGAATGGAATCGTATGTCCCAGCCGCTACGTGAGTCAGCCAAGGCAATGAGGGCGGCAGCTAATCGTACACACAAGACGTGTCCGAAGTGCAAGGAGGAGTTGCCTGTTGAATCATTCTCCATTAGCAAGCATAATGCCGATGGCAGGAATGCTTACTGTAGGGCGTGCGATAGCGTACTGTCTAAAGCAAGCAAGGCTAAGGGCAAGCTCTCTGTCGATCAGCAACCAATAGAGAAGACGTGCGCTAAATGCAAGCAGACATTCCCCATAGCTGCATTCGGCTCTAACACCAGTAACAAGGACGGATACAACTGCTACTGCAAAGAATGCAATAGGAGCTTTTGGCATAATGCAGATGATGACAAGCGTAAGCGGTTCTTGTTAACTCGCATCAAGTCGAAATGCAAGAAGTACAATCTGCCATTCGATCTAACGCTCGACGACATCGTGATCCCTGAGGTATGTCCAGTGCTAGGTATTCCGCTCAAATTCGGCGTCAAGCGCCAGGATATGTATAGGCAGAAGTATGACGACACAACACTCGATAGTCCATCAGTCGGCAGGATAATACCAGAACTCGGATATGTCAAGGGAAATATCGTCATCGTGTCGTTCCGTGCTAACAACATCAAGAACAATGCCACAATAGATGAGCTAGACAAGATCGCTACCTTCTATAAAAGGTTGACCTCGCCAGCAGAATAAGAGACAATGGTCACCTCAACTGACGAAAGGTACATCATGGCAACTCGCATTCACGTTTCCGACATCAGAATAGCATTTGACCGAGTCACTGGCAGGGTGGTACACAGCTGCAATGCCACGTTCACACCCGAAGTGGGACCAATTCACACTCGGTACGATTGCACACTGCACTATATCGTGTCTCTGACGCACGGGCAAAATGCCTGTGTCATCAGCAATGCCGAAGAAGTGCTGTGTCACGTTATTGAAAATCTTATGTGTTGACCTTTTGGTCACTTGGGGTATAATGATCTCCATCAACTGACGAGAGAGAACGATATGGACGAAGCCACCATCAAGTACTTCGAAGACGACAAGAACGTCTACAAAGAACTGGGCGAGGCCCGCCAGGCCTTCAAGAAGGGCACCACCTTCGAGCAATACGACAACCTGATCAAGGGCCTCACCATCATGAGCCTCTACTGCTCCGAGGGCGTACTGCACATGGTGCACGCCACGATCGACGAAGCAATGACCCGGCAGGCGTACGCCATCACCATGCGTTGACCTTTTGGTCAGTTAGGGTATAATGTACTCCATCAACTGACGAGAGACAACGACAAATGACCAAAGCCGAACTGTTCGAGATGCTGTCCCATCTGCCCGACGATGCTGAGATCCGTATGCAGCAGCCTGCACACGACTACTGGCGCTCGCAGCTTGCCGTTGACTTCAGCGGCGTAGACGAGGTTAAAATCGACTATAGCCAGTATCACAACAACGACAAGATCATCGAAGAAGGCAAAGAAGAAGACGACATCCCCCTGCAAACTGTGTACGTGCTCTGTTGACCAAGTGACCAAAATAGGGTACAATGCTTCTCATCAACTGACAACACAAAGAGAGAACAATATGACAATCGCCGATGATGCTCAACGCCTGAAAGACCTGCGCAAAGAGATCAACAAGGACGGGCGTACACATGCCAGTCAATGTTCCGACGCCGATCGCGCCGCTATGCAGCGGATACTCGATGTCCATATCGCTCGAGGCACTGCGACACCGAAGATGCTTCGTGCTGCAAAGGCACATGGCTTGAAGTGTTGATCTTTCCCTCGAAAGAGGGGAGAATGGTCACATCAATTAACGAGCGAGACAACATGATTGCAACGTTGGCATACAAAGAAGCTGAGGCGGTCGACAAGGCCCTGAAAGCAATCTTCAAGCACGTGTACGTTGTGTACTACGAGATCATCGGCGATCGCTGCAACGGCTCCTGGCTCGTCAAGGCAAAGAACAAGACTCAGGCGCGGAAGCTGATCCGTGCTCAGTACGACGACTACGTCGTCCGCGAAGTGCAGCCTTTCGTTGAGTACTGCGAAGACATGGGCGTGCAGGCCTTCGAAGCGTTCACTGAGAGCATCAAGGAAGCCCTCGAAGAAGACAACTGGCTGCGCAAAGAGTACGTGATCATGCCGAACATGGTCGACTTCGACTTCGTGCACCAACTCGAGTGTGGCACTTGACTTTTTGGTCACTTGGGGTATAATGTACTCCATCAACTGACGAGAGATCAACATGGACATTCAAATTGGTATCATCCCTGGCGGGCGCGCAGGTAGCATGTACAAGCGCCGTGACAACATCACGATCGTTGACGGTGCCTCAACTGACGACGTCGTCGACTTGATGAGCGACGCCATGTGCCTTTGCAACGATGAGGACGACGTCGCTCGCATCCTCGACGACGTGAAGGCGGGTGAAGTTGTTGTTGAGTGGGATTCCTTTGGTGAAGGCGTAGTCGTATACGCACCCGTTGGCACCCGCGATGATACGATGGAACTCAAAGCATATCGCATGTACAACGAATAAGAAGTTGACATTAACCCAAACTCAGGTATAATTGCAACATGTTTCCAAAATACAAAGAATACAGCTGGTACGATCGCGTCACCAGACACCTGCAAGCAATCCAACACCAAGAGTGGCTGGCTTCGCTCCGTCGTAAGGCAGGTGGACGCTGATGGCTATCGTACGTATCACCGACCTCCATGCTCAGGCACCGAACGGCAACAGCCATGCTCCGATGCGCAACAAGGGTGGGCTGATCTGGGGCACGATGAAGTCGACCGAGAACGACGACATCAACATCTACGGCACGCTCGACTACTGCATCGACTATGCAACGAAGCACGACCTCGAGATCATCAACGCTCAAGAAGTACTCTGGTGGCTGCATCGCAACGTTGACTTTGTCTCGAATTAAGGCTGAGACTCACCAACTGATTCAATAGCCAATTGCTTCAAGCGGTGCTTCTCCTTCATGACTGCACGCTGTTTAGCCTTCTGTTCTTCAGATTTAGGTTTACCTTTTAGTGGTGACGGTCCACGTTTCTTTGCTGCTTCCGATATCTTATGACGTGTCTCTTCGGAGTGGTGCTTACCATACATTGGATTCTTCTCTCCCTGCAAAGCTAGAGACTTTGCTTGCTTTGTTTCCTCTGACACTAGGTAAACGCGGCTACGTCGGGTTGCCGATATCTTAGCCTTCTGCTCTTCAGTCATGGGGATACCTTTCTTGGTACTTGGCCTGCCCTTCCTTGCAACAGACATCTTTTGCCTAGTCTCTTCATTGATATAGAAGTTGCGCCCTCCGTTTGACTTATTAAGCCATCTCGAATCAGCCGCAGCGTTAAGACGACGTAGTACCTTATTCTCCCACTGCAATGCTTGCTCCTTTGTACTAAAGGTACGTCGTACCGTGGCTTCAAAGGCATCTGCACCATGCTTCTCAACCAACGCTCGAACCGTATTGGATGAAGTGAAGTATGTTACCCAAAGTTCAGATGGATTAGCAACTTTATGTCTGTTGTGCCCGAAGCTGACTCCATAGTATAATTGTCCGGTAAGTTTAAATTTGATAACATATGTGTAAGGGATATATTCCATTTGCACTCCTCCATAAACGTATAGAGGTATTTATGAAAAAGTATCAACGTGCATACACCTTAGTCGATCTGCAGATCGCGATCTTCTTCCTGGTCGTGGTCGTTGGCGGCGGTGGCGTTGTGTACGTCGCCTGGCACTTCATCTCGAAATTCTGGTAATGAGAACAGATTCCGGTATCAAGATGGGCAAGGCCATCATGGCAGTTGGCCTTATCATCATGGTCGTCGGCACTCTGCTCGGCGCCTACTACGCCGACAAAACCAATGCTGAACACAACAAGCCTGTCGAGCAGCCCCTCGCCATCACGCTCACTGACCTCCGTGAAGCCGATGCCATGTGTCAGAAGCTGGGGCAACATGCTGCAGGCACGAAGACTGAAGTCGTCTGCGATCTCCATGCACCTGACGGTACCTGCGCCCTCTACGCCAAGAAGACAACGACACACTGCGGCAAAGCGCACGATATCACCATCTCCTTCATAACGAGGACACTCGACTAATTCCTGGCATTAGGGTACAATGCTTCTCATCAGTTAACAACAGAGAGGTGAAGCATGGAAGTTCTTGGCGCAAACGTAGTAGCAGTGGTTGATGTTGCAGTCACGCTGATCGCAGTCATGTTTGGTGCCTTCACAGCATGAACGGCAACCTTGCCTGATGTCAATTTGATGTCCCCTCTCATAAATACCTCTGACCATCAAGGAGGTAGTTATGAAGGAATGTTCAAAGTGCAAGGAAACAAAACCAACGTCTGAGTTCCACAAGGACGCTAGGCATCCAACTGGGTATAAGTGCTGGTGCAAGGCTTGCGCCAAAGCCAAGAGGAACCCAGAACAGCTAAGGCTGTCGAGCTCCAAGTGGTATGCTAACCACACCGACACCTTTAGAAGTAGAGCAAGGCAGCGTAGGTATGGTATCACACCTGACCAATACAATCAACTGTTGACAGAACAGCAACACTGTTGTGCTATCTGCCAGCAACCATTCACGGAACATAAGCGGGCTGTCCTTACACCATGTGTAGATCATTGCCATGCATCTGGAGCAGTGAGAGGCATACTGTGTAGCGGATGCAATAGGATGCTAGGGCTAGCTAAGGACAACAGAGACATATTGCTCAAGGCAGTTGACTATTTAGATAAGGTAGGGTAAGATGTAGTTACTGTCGCGTTGCGTAGGGAGCCATAGGCTCTGACGGTCGCGGCGAGTGAGGAGGGCGCGGACACCATCTACATGGTCTACCATAGCCCTCCGGTGTGAGGCGGGCGGGTGAGGCCCGCCAGCACCTTTTCTAAACATGTCACTCCAAGTATAGGCTATAGAAAAAAGTTTCGAAGTTGTGTGCGGCGTACGTCGCATGGCGCCAAATAATTTACAGTTTCTTCTCCAACATTCCTACACTTTCTAAACGCAATTGTCTAATACCTGTTTTCAAAAAAATTTTCAAAAATTTTTTCTGGTCAAAATACAATTCGCTTGACAATATTTCCCCACCGTACTATACTGTGCAAGGAGGCTACATGAACATACGTCACGACATTGCAAAAGAATTAGTTGAAGCCGAAACGGCAAAGCAAATTGCTTTCTTTGAACAGGAGAGGGTTCGTCTTAAAGAACAGAATCAAGAAACACGCAAGAGGTATAGTGAGGCGGTGGCTAATGGAACGGCCAGTCAATGGACTATGGCGCCAAGAGGGCCTGAGTACATTGATCCAATGATTGATAAGTGGATTGCGCACGAACGTGACGTCTATTCAAAGGTCCGAGTCATTGAACTGCCGAAGACTGGCAAGCGCTTTGTTCTAGCGTATGGTGATGGTAGCGACGCCGAAGTTATTAGCGGCACAGGTCCATTCGAGACATATAAAGAGGCCGCAGAGTGGTTTCTTAAATCGGGAAGATAATAGGAGAATGATATGACGTTTTATGTTTCTGACACAACCCCCGACACGTGGTTTAAGATGAAATTTACCAATGATCGACTTGCTGCGGTTGACATGTATCTTACGGATAATGCAATTGTCAATGTTAAGGTAAGTGGAGCAGTTACGTATGGTGTAATGGAGAGTTTATATGGTCCTTCACCATCGACTATTTCATTCGAGTCGAAGGTTGAATACGATGCGTTTGTAGAATGGTTCAATACTACGCAGCACGAAGTACTTGCTGATAGCATCTACGTGGCGAAAGGTAGCGATGAGTGAAGAGATTGTAAAATTGACAAGTGATGCAGAGATTGATGAGGCCTACATTGCAAAGTATCACGAAACTACTATGCTTACGTTTTCGTCAGAACCTATTGTGGTTGAACTGAAGAATAAGTTTTTCTCTGAGAGCAAAAAAGCAATTCTTGTTGCAAGACGGAACCGTAATAGTGATGGTATCACGACAGAGCACGTTACATGGTATACGGTAGAAGAGTTTGATACCAAGTTTACGTTTATAGATTACGTATAAGGTAAAGATAATGGGACGGTTACAAGCATTGGATGACAATCGCGCCTACTCTAACTGGGTGATGGTTGGTCCTGATAATACAATGATGTGTCGTTGCGCTGAGAAGCGTGCGCGATGGTATCTTGATCGTGGGTTGGCGGAGCAGATTTCGAATGATCCTCCTACCGTGCGTCTTAACTTCACTCCTGGAGGTCCTGGTAATCAGGGAGATGCGTTTAGCCTTGCTGCGAAGCATAATCGTTGTGTTGTGTGCGGTGCTAAGGAAGATCTCACTAAGCATCATATCGTGCCGTATATGTATCGTAGGTTTTTGCCTGCAGAGGTGAAAGGTCGTTCTTCGCATGACGTTGTCGTTATCTGTATTGATTGTCATGATGCGTATGAGAGGCATGCAACGGAATTGAAGATGGTGATTGCGAAGGAGAAAGGTCTTGAGTATAACGAAGGATCGAGGATGACACCTGAAGCAAGAGATTACCATCGCGTTACGTCTTTTGCTCATACATTGATTACTCAGGGAGAGAGGATTCCGAGAAAGCGGCGGGAGGCTATGATGGACCTGATCACAGGAATTATTGGTCGCGTACCTTCTACTGATGATCTTATTGAATTGTCGTATAGCGAGAAGTGGATGGAGTTGCCAGAATACAATCCTGGCAAGTCTATTGTGGATAATGTTATCGCAGCGGGAGAGTTGCAGCCTTTTGTTGAGAGGTGGAGAGCACATTTCCTTGATATAGCGAAGCCAGCGTACATGCCAGAGTTCTGGAGTGTTACAAGACCAATTGTTATTGAAAGGTGAATATGCGTTTGGATAATAGGGATATTTTGAGCATCGCGTTAGCAGGAGAGCATGTGCAGCCTAAAGGGCTGGAGGATCAGATTGTGGTTGATTACTTCCAGTATAGGGATAGCACATACGATGGAATGATATCGCTGTATGCAGCAAAGGCACTTATCCCATATTCGGAGTTCACTAATGACATCGAATCGTTGTTTGATGGCATTGAGGTTACAACTGAATATGATGTGACTGATGAGCGTAAAGTGTGCAATGAGATTGCAAGGCGGACACGTAGGGGTGTTGGTGAAGTGTATAAGATCGGTGAGAAGGTGTTTTGCATCTATAGCAGCCCACGGATGAGGATACCAGCGGATATGCCTATTGTGCAGGCATTCATTGGTGGCGAAGATAGGTATGCGCGATCACCATTGTTTGATTCATATGTGGTTAGAATACGATAAGGAGAAAAAGATGAAAGTGTATCATGTGTATGATGATGGTAGCGAGTTTGCTGATGACGATGACTTTTACGGTGAGATCGAGGGGATGTTCGATGAATCGGGTAACCTGCTTGGTGCTTGGTCATTGAATGACGCACACTGGCGTGGCGAGTATATGAACGGCTTTATGAAGAAGCTGGGCATAGATGTTGTTAAGGCACCAGCTTCGAGACGCGAAGAGTTTCTCAAGAAGCTGAGAGAGGATATGGGCTGCTAATATGTTTCCAGATCTGAATAGAATATTCAACGACATTTCGAAGTGGTTCTGGATCACAATTGCACTAGCTATTGTTGGTGCGGTATCTCTGGTGACGGGAATTGGCTTTGCACTGTATTGGTTGTTCACTCACACTACAATCGTTTTTGGATAGGAACTGCAATGCGGACAGATGAAGAAGGATATGATAAACCCAGCATAAGGCCCTGTGAGTGTTGTGGACAACTGCGACCTTATCCAACAGAGCCTGATGAGGTATGGGAGTTTATCGGCATGGTTGAATTGAGGAGGCATGGTAGTGATGCCAAGTGGACACAAATCAGAACTGTGCGAGGATACGAATATGACAATCCTGTCCTTTGGATTATTCCTACCAACCCCGAAGAATACTTTGAGCAGGATCTCAAAGAGATGGGTGACGATCCTGACCTCAGGATTTGGTGGCCAAGCAATGTTATGTGGAGGAAGGTAGATGGCATTAGCACTATTCACAGATAGGTCAGAAGAGAACAGGCTTCGACGTGAGATCAAGCAGCTGAAGAATGAGATCAAAAAGCTGAAGAATGACAAAGAGTTGCAGTGTCAACCAGATACGGTACAGTACGTTGGCTTTATCAATATTGGCGAGAATGGTATCATTGACAACTGGCACTTTGATGAAGCATTGCCAAAGAGTGCATATCCAATCTACATCAGAGAAAAGGACATACTACGATGCACTACGGTGGGCAGCCATGAGTGACAGCTTGACAAATGAAACAAAATCGGTTACAATCTCTACCGAGGACTACGAATACCTGAAGTCGCGAGATGAATGGTTGCAGTGCCTCGAGGCAGCGGGTGTCGATAACTGGGAAGGTTACGACTATGCACACGAACTGAAACAGGAGAGATCGCATGAGCAAGAGGAATAGCATGGGTGGCCACCGCCGCCGTAGGGATGATGACGATGGCAGCCCAGTTGATACTGGTGGTGATATGTCGAACAAGCGTCGTAAAGACGATCGCGTTCCTGTTCCTGACTTCGATGACGGAGATGACTAACATGTCGGAATCGGAAGAGAAGAAAAAGCAGGAGCAAGCCAATAGCGAAGGCGTTGGTGATGTCCTGGAAGAACTGGCAGATGTTGCAACTCAGTTTGCCATCAATGCTGCATCGACGACAACCGAAATGGTTGGTAGTTGTGCAGAAGGCGTTGGCTGTGCACTAGGTGGGCTTGCGGAATGTGCAGGAGATATCCTGAGTGGAATCGGAGACGGGCTGTGACAGATATGTTTGAGCTGGAACAGGTGCGAAAAGCCTTCGAGCAAGAATACGGCGATCGGTATCAGCTAGAACGTGCTGATGACGGAACCTACATCAACGTCCATGCTGGTGTTGCATGGCATGCATGGTTGACTGCCACAATACGTGTTCAGGATGCTGTGACCAATCTCGAAGAACGCATAGGTGATGGCGAACCTGTTGGCATCACTGGTGAGTTTGGTGGTGTTGAATTCTTTGAGCCTGTTGACCCCAACTCATATCTTTATGTACACTACTTCACGAGCCAAGATATTGCTGAGGCTGAAAAGCGGGCAGCTGAGATGGCCAAGTTCCTAAAGATTGAATAAGGAGACAGTATGTGCACACACGAGAATCATTCGCAGCGATGGGTAACAGAAGTTGATGAATGTACAGGTGATGTGGAGGGACATTGGGTTGATGCTTACGAATCATGTCTAGTTGATATCAACTTATACCAATATATGTGCATAAAGTGTCATAAAGTGATGTACTATTCAAACGATGCACAGAGAAGCTGCCAACTAGCGAGCGAAAGAGAGAAATATATGAAAGCATTTATGGAAAAGATAAAAGATGTGTTTATGGCTGGTGTTTTTGTTGTGGCCATTGTAATTGTTGTAATAATGGGCGTTCTCGTGGCTCGTCAGCCGAATGATCGCGAAGGACCAGCAACTGCTTATGGCAAGTACTGGGATGACCTTGTCAAGGAAAAGCATTGCGCTGTTGCAGGCTATGTCAATGATGCCCATGTCGTCAAGCCATACTACAGGTGCGACGATGGTTTCCGTCAGATCAACCAAAAGAAAGCTGATCAATGAAATTCACCAACAGAAGCGATATCAACACCGTTAACCAAACACTGACTGTTACCATCAATGATGGTCTTGTGGCATTCGAGCACAATATACCAGACCATAGTATGCGGCGAATGAAAAATGCTGCTTTACCGGAGGGTAATGATTTGGTGATTGTGTTTGGTCGTAAAGGATTCAGTATTGTTGATTGTCGTGAGGATGAAGCACAATCTATACCAGCTAACGATTTGGTGGAATTCTTGGAGCGCGAATGCAAACGGTTGCGTGATGTTGCAGTAGACTTCTCTGAGTCGATATCTGTCAAGGTGAAGGCCATTGAAGCGCTAAATGAAGAAATCGAAGATCTGAAAGCAGAACTTCGCATGCACAAAGGAGTATAAAGATGTCCAATCTCGATAATGCACTGCAAACAGTAGTTGTTTCAATTCCCGAATGTATTGCAGCGGGTTATATTGACGTGTCTAGCGGTATGCTACTTGGTATCCGTTCTGTTGATTCGCAACCAACAGAAGTTGTGGAGCTGCTTGCTGCAGCGACAGCTGACCTTTATCAAGGTACCAACGTCAAAATAATTGAAGAAATTTTCAAGAAAGCACGTGGTCTCAAGAATGATGGTCATCACTATTTCCAGGAAATCATCATCAACAGCGACAACCTGATCCATATTTTCATTCGTGGCAAAAATGAAGAGCATGTCGCGTGTTATGTCTGCCGCCGCTCTGCAAACTTGGGTATGGCACTAACAAAGGCCCGCATGGCAATGCCTGCCGTCGAAGCCTCACTACTATAAGGAGAAAACATGAAACAAGATTTGACAGATATTACCGTAGTCCTCGACCGTTCTGGTTCGATGCAACATATTGCTGCCGACACCATTGGTGGTTTCAACACGTTCTTGAAGTCTCAAAAAGAAGCACCTGGTCAAGCAACCTTCACACTTGTGCAGTTTGACGACCAGTACGAAGTTGTCCATGACGCCAAGAACATCCAAGATGTTCCTGAGTTGGATACCACAACCTTTGTCCCACGAGGATGGACTGCTCTGCTCGATGCAATTGGGAGAACTATCAATACAACTGGTGCCAGATTGGCGGCAATGGACGAGGCTGATCGTCCAAGCAAAGTGATCTTCGTTATCATCACCGACGGTGAAGAAAACCGTAGTGCTGAATTCACCGACCGCAGCGTCATCTTTGCGAAGATCAAAGAGCAGACCGAAGTATACAGCTGGGAGTTTGTATTCCTTGGCGCAAACCAAGATGCAATCCATGTTGGCGGAATGTTGGGCATTGACAAGTCGCGTTCGATGACGTATGCTGCAAACTCGAAAGGTACAGGACTGGCTTTTGCCGCTGCTGCGAAGTCGATGACTGCATACCGTGGTTTGGCAGCCGGAGCTGCTGCAATGGAATCGTTCTTCAGTGAAGACGATCGTCAAGCACAAACAGATGCTGGTGCACATTCATAAGGAGAGGTCATGAAAGTAGCGATAGTCGGAGATGGTGTATTTGGTACCTTCTTGAAGAAGGAATTAGCAGCTCATTGTAAGATTGTTGGGTATGATGATGCTGATTATGCCATCTTGGCTGTCCCTGTTTCTGCCTACGACGAGGCTGCGTGCGAGTGGCAACACAAGCACTTAGTCAATATCTGCTCTGTGCAAACTGAAGCAGATAGGATTTGCAAAATATACAATCCACGCAAGATGACGAGCATACATCCGATGTTTGGTCCTAACAGTCCAAAAGAAGGTCGAACATGCATTGTTACGCACAAAACAACTAGCAGCGATCGTGACCTCAGCTTGTTTGAGAACCTGCACAACACGTTGAATAAGAATCGTGGAGGCTACGATCGTCAGCTTGTGAAGATGATGGATGAAGTTGCATCGACTACAGAATTGCATCGCGCAAAAACTGGTCGTTCTGAGACGGAACAACCGAGGACGCAGCCAGTATCCGAAACCACAAAACTCATTCACATACTGCGTCACGTATTAGGTGGTGATGCACAGCCAACTGTATATTACACAGGGCGTGGAGAACATCGTGCTAGCAACTAACATTGCAATGGCCAAGCGCTACCTCGATGAAGCTGCAAAGCATATCAAGGAAGCGGATGGTGCATCACCTGAAGTAATTGCAGAGTTAATTGCTGCATGTCGTGGCATTGATGAACACTACAAAGAGATGTGTGCAGAAGCCGATGACCGTTACGGAGACCCAGATGGTACAACATACCGTGATGGCATTTCAATTGAGTTCTATATCGAGGCTGACTGGTGGCATGATGTTAGTCTCGCTCTTCGCAAGTTAACACCATCCAAGTAAATCACAGAGCCCAGCGTGGTTTTGGGCTCTGTGCTTCCACAATTGCGGAAAACTTGTCTGCTGGGACAGGCTTCGAAAATAGGTATCCTTGGCAATAACCAACATCGAGCATTGTCAGAATATTGCTTTGCTCAGTTGTTTCTATGCCTTCTGCAATAACCGAAAATCCTAGCCTGTCTGCCATCATAACAACCGCTTCAACCACAACACGGTCAACTATGGAAGTTCCAATTTCCTGTATGAAGCTTCGATGAATCTTGACGTAATTGAAATGGAATCGCTTGAGGTATGAAAGTGCAGAATGCCCTGTACCGAAGTCATCCATTGCGATGTCAACACCATGATACCGCAGCATGTCGATTACGTGCATAGTATCGGTATCATTTTCCAGCAACAATCCTTCTGTGATTTCAACGCACAAACTATGAGCTGGCAACCCAACTTCGGCTAGGTAGTATGGCCATGCATTAAAGTACTGTGCATTGTGCGATTTGAACTGCATTGGTGATAGATTGAAGCTGAGAGGAAGTCCTCCTTGTGTAACATGGAGCAACTCTTCGGCATAATGCACAACTTCTTTAAACACCCAGTCACCAATAGGACCAATCATATTCATTTGTTCAGCAACTGGAATAAAACGTGCTGGTGATATTGTTCCGTATGTTGGGTGGTTCCATCGTATAAGCGCTTCTGCTTTAACGATCTTGTGTGTCTTAGCATCAACGATAGGTTGATAGTGCAATTCGAATTGGTTGAGACGGAATGCCTCCGGCAAATTCTGCGCAATTATTTCATTTGTTAGTGGCATTCTGTTCTCCTTAATGTATACTAATATTTATAATTAGGGTAACTATTTTAGGGTAAAAAGATATATGTTGACTATGATATACATATCGTGCATAATTGTCAACAAATATTAGGAGACCGTAATGGCTTTTCGTGCACATTATTGGAGCAATAGCAAGTTTGCAGACTGGATACGCCGCAAGTTTGGTGCTCCAACAAAACTTAAATGTGGAACGTCAGAGGAATGGCATGAATGGGGACGCGAAAGCCAAGCCAAGCATGGTATCGTCCATTGGATTGCTGACACATTCCTCGACAAACTTCAAGATTTCTTTAACTGGCCACTGGACAAACTGGATGATATTCGAACATACTGCCGCAATCGTTTCATTGACAAACTACATTATGCCCCAACTAGGCTGGAAGCTGGCAAGTGGCATGAAACAGATACACGTATGTTGCATGCAAACTTTGAGCTTCTCGTCGACTTTATTGAAGTAGAAAAAGCTCATATGGCATTATGGAGCGATAGCAGCAAGCCACGTCCATGGTGGAGAAAGTTTCGTTTAACTAGTTGGGCGCCATTCCGCTCTAAAGAACTTGGAATGGAATACCTACAGTGGGAAGCCAGTCTTGCCAAGAATGAAGACTGGGTGAGTAAAGATGATCCTACGTATGGACAACCTACACCTCAAGCCGAAGCTGCAAAAGAACAAATTGCGCTGTATACTTGGTGGAAGGAAGTGCGACCAGCAAGACCTGATCCAATGGATGCTTCTGGTCTTACAGCACATTACGAGCAACGCCGCAATGATGCAAAGGCGGAAGGCGATGAGAGCATGTGGGCTATCTTCAACCGCGACAAGTCGGATGATGACCGTGCCAACTGGAAAGAGATGTCGGACAAGTGCCATGCACTTGAACAGCAGTACGATGATGAAGATACAGAAATGTTGATTCGTTTGATTAAAATTCGCCACCATCTGTGGACATAAGGAGAACTAGATGAGACTTTACACGTTTACAAACTTTTACCTGTCGAGCATTCAGCAAGGCATTCAACCGCTGCACGTTACGAGCGAATTGTTCGTGAAATATCCGAACGAACTTCGCACACAATCGAGCGTGTATCCAGATGCTATTCTGCAAGAATGGGCCAAGAACCACAAGACGGTAGTTTGTCTGAATGGTGGCAATAACGCTGACTTAAATGAGATCTGGGTTAAGCTGAACAGCTTTGGCCTGACACTCAACCTGCCGTTTGCCAAGTTTCATGAAGATGAACAGTCGCTGGGTGGTGTTGTAACCAGCATGGGAATTGTAGTACCTACGGAGATTTACGAATTCGCTTCAAAGCTGCGCACAGCACGCTACCAGCCAGATGACGCACCTGGCTTGACGGACTACCCATATGGGCATCCTGTTGGACGTGAGTTTGCTGAGTTTCTGAATCAGTTTGGCCTTGCCAAATAACAAAGGAGTACCATCATGAACGATAAAGACGAATTAAGTCTAACCACAATGATCAATTTGAATGCTAGCCAACGAGGCAAATTCAGATTGACGTTTCTCGGTACAGGAAGTGCATTCACAGTCGGCGATGGCAATTGGCAAAGTAACTTGTTGCTTGAAGACCTAAATAGCGACAGAAAACTGTTGCTTGACTGCGGAACTGATATTCGTCTATCGCTGCATGAGGCTGGTTTTAAAATGTCTGACATTACTGACATTTACGTTAGCCACCCTCATGCTGACCATATTGGTGGCCTCGAGGGTGTTGCATTCTCCACTAAGTGGATTCCCAACCGCAAAAAGACGAACCTGTACATGAGCAGACGATTTGTATCTGATTTGTGGGGCAAGAGTTTGGCGGGTGGATTGGAGTCCATCGAAGGTGAAATCACAGATCTCAACACATTTTTTGATGTGCATGCAATCGGTGTAAAAGGCCGATTCGAATGGCAGGGTATAAACTTCCAATTGGTTCAAGTTGTACATATTATGAACGGATTTGAAATCGTGCCCTCGTACGGCTTGCTATTTTCGATCAACGGTGTTACCGTATTCTTCACGTCGGATACACAGTTTAATTCGCAGCTGGTTAAGTTTTATGATACCGCTAATGTCATCCTTCACGATTGTGAAACTAGCAAATACCCATCTGGAGTGCATGCGCACTTCGATGCACTCAAAGCGCTTGATCCAAAGTTCAAAACTAAGATGTGGCTATACCACTACCAACCTGGTCAACTTCCAGATGCTGTAGCTGAGGGATTTCAGGGTTTTGCAAAGAAGGGCCAAGTATTCAATTTTGTATAAGTTGTTTAATATATTCGGTTGCACTTACTTTATCTTTGAGTAAGTCTTCGGATATTCGGTAAATCGTATATCCATGTTCTGTAGCCTTGGTTTCACAAAGTGCATCTCTTGTTTTTTGCTGTGGTGTTGAATGCCAATAATTACCATCCACTTCAATTAATATGTTATAGTCCGATAAATTAAAATCATAGCAGTGTCTAAACCAAGGTTCGCTTCCGCCAAGCCAGCCTTCCTGAATTAAAAATTGCTGCATAAATGTGATTTTTAGATTGGATAAAATCTCAATAACTGCTAGGTTCAGGCTTAGTATTGACACTTTTAAACAGTCTACCTTCTTTTAACAACTTTGTAATATTTTGTGATGCTATATTTCTGTGTTTTTGTGTTCGCTGGTATTTTCCAATATTGGTGTTATCTCGAGTTTGGGCAGATCGCACCATTTTTTCTCGTGAAATTGCTGAGTGAGTTCTTCCATACATTGGATTGTTTTCTCCAGACGTATCAATCTGTTCTTTAGCTTTGGTTATATTGGCGGCGCGGGCAGATCGCCACACTTCGTCTTCATGCAGTACTTTTAACTTGTCGTGTGCCAGCACTGATAGTTGTTTCATGTGTGTTATTTTATCTCCCAGCGATGTCCAGTTGTTATCTCGAGACTGTTGTTGTTTTTCTGTTACAGCTGGACATTGCGTTACCTTTTCTTGGCATCGCTTTCGTTTGGTGTTTACTGAAACGTAAAAAGCTTGCCGGGTGCAGTAAAAACATGTATCATCGGTAGATGGATTATTAATTTTTGGCATGGTAGTTAAAACATAAATACAATATGTCTATCGTTATTTATAAGGAATACACAAATGGTATCAAAAAATGTAACAGCTGAAGTATATTGTACTTTGCATATCGAGGGCACACACAATTGGCCAGATTGTCCATTGGAGGAGGTAGATTATTTGAGGTCTCCGCATCGACATTTATTTGGAATTAAAGCACACGTGGCGGTTAATCACGATGACAGATTTGTAGAGTTTATAGCTCTTAAACATGAGATTCAATCATACATTCGCAATACATACTACAACGTATCGAAGAATCTACACGTATTTGGTGCGATGAGTTGCGAAATGTTGGCGCGAGAACTGATCGAAAAATTTAACTTAACAAAATGTGAAGTCGATGAAGATGGCGAAAATGGAGCCATCCTAACCGTCATAAGTGTGTAACCATGATTACGTACATCAAGAAAGATATAACCACAGTTGAGCGCGGAATTGTGTTGCATGGATGCAATGCACGTGGCAAACAAGGATCAGGAGTAGCGTTGGCTGTTAGGAATAAATGGCCAACCGAATACACCGAATACGCTAAGCTGTGCGAAGAGTTCAAAGACAATGCAATGAGCTTGCTTGGATACTTGCAGCTTGTTGAAGTGGGGCGTGGATTGTTTGTTGGTAATGCCATCACTCAACTTAACTACGGATACGATGGTGGAGTATATGCTGATATAGACGCCGTTAAATCTAGTTTAACGCGTGCCGTATTGGAAGCAAAGGAAAGGGAATTGCCTTTGTATTTGCCAAGGATAGGATGCGGTCTTGGTGGACTTAGCTGGGAGAAGCAAGTTGGCCCAATCCTTGAACAACTGAACAGCAAAGATGTCGACATCTACGTGTGTGATTTATGAAGAGGTAGATAGATTCTCTAGCCATGTTTTGGCGTCTATGCCCAATGAACCATCCAACGATATGATAAGGACTGTATACCCCAGATTGGTCAATAATTGTTGATATCTATCCCGTTGATCACTGACGTGTGATTTTGTCCAGTTATGAGAAGACAATTTTAGTTCAATACCTAATTTAGCTTCTGGGATGAGAAGATCGATTTTGCTGGTGTGCTCCTCATCTAAAAATACTTCTTTGTACACGAACCACCCTGTTCGGCGAATAATTTCACCAGCAAACCAATATTTAAAATCGCGTTCTTTTGGTATTTCTGGTAATGTGTGAATTTGAGCAAGCTCTTGAAACTTCTCTTGGGTTTGTTGTTTTCTTTTTGCTGCGTGGCGTTGTCGTTGAGCGGGTCGGAATGCTTGTAATTTATCGTGGTTGGCGACCCTATACTGCTTGTCGTATTCTCGATTTGTAGCGTACCAAGTCTGTCTCCATGCTATCAGCTTAGCTTGTGTTTCTTCATTATAGTACCATTTCTTGTGGCGACTGAGACAGTAATCTTTGTTATCCACATACCATTTTTTATTTTGTTCTGATCTTACTTCTCTGTTTTCGTGGTATTTGTTGCTTGCATATGTCGGATTTTGCTTTCGCCACTCTATCATAACCTCGGGTCGAGCGATTCGATATTCAGCCCCCCGAATTCTATCACATTCAATGCAATGTCCATTGTGGGTATTTCGTTCACTCATATGACCATGCTTACACGGTTTGCCCGTAAAATATCTTGGAAGTTGTTGACTCTTAGCGGCTGCCCGGGATATAATATTCATATGCAATTCTCCATAAATATATTTATAGTGGATTTGCCAAAATAATTAAAACATAAGGAAATCAATATGTTAGTTGCGGTATCAGGGTCTCAATCGTCAGGAAAATCAACAATTCTCAGCAATCTGCGTGCAGCAGGTTATACAACAATAGACAGGAAGACATCGAGATCAATTCTCGCAGATTGGAACGTCACGCTCCAAGAAGTAAATAGTGACTTCGACCTCACGATTAAGTTCCAGCAGGAAATCATTAACCGCAAGTTTCAAGACGAGTTGGTAGCAAAGCAAAAGCCTGGTTTGTACTTCACAGAACGAACCTACGCTGATTTGTTCACGTATGCGCTCATCACTCTCGGCAAAGAGAACCAGTACTCAGATTGGCTGGACAAGTATTATGTCCAATGCATGCAGATGCAACAATCATACGACTTAGTGTATTATCTGAAGGCAGGACATTTCATTCCCGAACATGACGGAGTAAGAGGTTCAAGTGCTCACTACAGTCGAATGGTTGACTTAGTTATGCTGGACTTTACGCAGCAAATGACACACCAAAATGTACTATCAGTTGTAGATACACCAATCCTGGAACAGCGGATAGCCATGATAAAAACACATACCTCAGGATTAATAACACGCACAGAACGGAGACCATAATAATATGAGCAATGAAAAGAAAATCACCTACCGTTTGTTTAGACACAACGACTACAGCAGGCATATGCCTCACTTGGATTTCAAGTATGACGCTGAGTACTATCCAAACGATGCCGACCTGCCAGATCCGCAGATCGACCCATTTATTCCCGGATCGCTAATTCCAATCAATAAGGTTGGTGTTTCCGGTGTTGATTTGCCTGTGACGTTTATTCGTCGTGATGGTACAACAGAGCGTTTGCATGCACGTGTATCGCTGTATGGTTCACTCGACAACCCAAAAGCTAAGGGATTGAACCTCAGTCGTTTCCCGATTGTTATGCACGAAGCTATTGCTGACCATCTTTCCATAGAAGGTCTCAAGGCAGTGCTTGATGTTTTGCAGAAGAAGCAGAACTCTACCAGTGTGTATTGCAAGATGAAGTTCAAGTATCCTTGGACACAACAAGCATTGCGCACACGTAAAGAGCTTGGACCTTTCAAAGAAGGTACTGATCCAACACAACATCCAAACTTTTTTAAAGAAGTTGATGGTGCATATTTGAGTACCGAAAAGATGGAAGGGTACATTTTCTATGACTGCGTGCTAGAAGGCCAGAAGCATGGTGATGAGTACAAGTTCTACCTGACAGTTGACTACATCTATTCTTCTACTTGCCCATGCTCTTTCGAGCTTGCGCAGGATGCAATGACAAAGCGTGGTAAGGCGGCAAACGGCCACTCTCAACGCAGTATCGGTAAGATCACAGTCCAGTTTGATCCATCGAATCCTGTCTTTATTGAAGACATCGTTGAAATGGCACGCCATAAAGTTCCAACTGAAGTTGTGATCATTTGTAAGCGCCGTGACGAGCAGGCTTTTGCTGAATTGAACGGAAGCAACTTGCTGTTTACAGAAGATGCAATTCGCTTGTTCTACGAAGGTCTGGATGAACTGTTTGTAGAAGGCAAAGTGCTTGACTTCAGCATTGTCACGGATCACCTGGAAAGTCTGCATCCATGGAATGCAACGGCAATTACCTGTAAAGGTATTCCTGGAGGATTGCGATAATGAATCACATTCCTTTACCTGGGCTGACTTCGAGATGTACTAAAGATGAAGAGCTATATAATGCACGAGCAGTCCGCGCATATGCAATGCAGTTAGCAATGAGAATCCGTGACAACACCACTTCAGCTAGTGCGGTTGTTACGGTAGCCAAAGATATAGAAGATTACATCTTAAACGGCAAGAAAGAACAGCAGTAAACATAAAGAGCCAGAACCCCTGGCTCTTTTCTTTTGGACATAAATATAGGTATCTTTAAGGATTACCATATGAAACCAAAACTTACATCCGTGCTGTCCGAAGCTATTGCTGGCTACAAGAAACTCTCTAACCCTCAAGATGAGGCAACTGATGAGGTAGATCTTGACGTTCCTGCAGACGATGAAGTGGATCTTGACGCAGAAGGTGGCGATAATGAAGTTGATTTGGATCTTGATGGTGAAGACGATACTGGTATCATGGCGGATATCGGAGACGAAGCCGAAGCAGATCCTGACCGTCAAGGTCTAATTCGCACTGTACCTAAAGCTCATCTAATCTATAAGCGTGAACAAAACGACGGTACTTTCGAAGAGCTATGGATATACAACATTGGCGATATCAGGAATGATATGGCTACAAAGAAGGCTATTCTAGCCGGAACAGACATTCCTACCAACAGAACAAGATCGGAAGATGGAGAACAGGAGTGCTCCGTATGGTCGGTTGGCAATGCAGAACTCCTTTTAATCAAAGGGTTATCTAACTAATACCAGTTGTCATTTTGCACGAAAAGTAGTACTATATTCATATAATAACACATAAAGGAGAACCACCGTGGCAGGAGATATTGGAGCTGAGCTCAACACACAAACTATTGCAGATACTGACCTTCAGGCTGCAGTACCATCCAGGGAAGAAATCAAGGATGCAAGGCTTGAAGAATGGAAAGAATCTATCCAAAAAGAGTTGCAGCGTCTTGTAATGATGGCATCGCTGATCAGAAAGTCTATTGATACAGCTAAGACACAGGTCAAGAAAGACTACTACGGCAAGAAATTCAAGAAAGTCAATGCAGAAGTATTGCGCCTTGTTTCGTACTTGCAGTACATGCAGCAACTGGAAGCATCACAAAATCAACCTACCGAAGTGGCAGCACATGAAGATACACCAGCAACCGAAGCCGTCTAATCGCATTAAATGGCCTGAACTGTACTTCTCTGCAGAAGCAAACAGAGAACCATTTCAAGAAGTACTAATTACAACTGCCGAAAAAGAGTTTGTAAAACTCCACAAAGGTAACATTACGGTAGGCATTAAGGCAGATGTAAAGGATGACGATATACTTTGGTATGCACTAGATATGGTTGCCGATGCACTGGATAAACTAAACAGCAAAGATGGTGTTGTTTACTTTGAGTCCGAAGTGCATCAGCAAGCCGAATACCTCCATTAAGTTATCACAACTGTTTCCAGCTGCATTGAGAGATGCCATACAATCTCATAGACGTTTGGCACAATTCTCTGACGGTCCTGATCCATGTACGGCGTAGATAATGACTCAATTATTTGATGAATTACTGCTTGTCGTGCTGGATCAAACCAGAACATCTTCACCACATCAAACTTTTCGCGTTCCCACCTAGCTTTAAGACCAGCTATTCCCATTGGGTCTATACCAAATGTCATCACGTTTTGTGGCACATCTAGCTCATGTATAATGTAGTACACTTGTGAACGCTGCGCTTCTTGTCTTGCCTGAATAGCTTCAACTGGCTTGTTACCTAACCAATGATTCCAGCTTTTCCAGTCTTTGTATATAAGCTCAGGCCGAGCTGGGATGTCTGCTGGTAGGTCGTTGTCTCTGCAGTATGCTAGCCATTCCTGAAAACCACCTAGACGCAATGAGTGCACCCACAGAACAGCCTCGTTAAGATCACGCCACTTTGTTCCGATCTTTTCGTTGAATTTGTTATTGTTGCCAAGGAAGTCATTCCACGAAACCCACTCTTCGGTATACACACGATAGGGGAAACGAGGAACCACTTTAGGGTTGTTTCGATCATACCACTCCAAATATTTGCCACGTGATGGAATCATCTCGCCACGAACAAATTCACGGGCCTCCTCAAAAGGAAGGTATGTTGTATTCTTCTTACGCCCACCTTTTCTCGGGGGTTTTGGTGATGCTTCAGGTCCTAGAGGTTCAGCTGTTGTGTCTTCTTTGACTTCTTGTTTCTTCGTTTTTGCCATGTGCAATCTCCTTTCGGATATTTACACCATCAAAAATTGTGGTGACTTATTCGGGTACGCTCTATACCCCAATATAAATACACCTATAATCACACGGAGACTATAACTATATGGCTACACCAAAGCGTTCAACCACTAAAACAACAAAAACCAAAGTCGCGGCTGAACCAAAGAAGACCTCCGTGCCATTGATTATTGAACCACATCCTGTTGATTATCAAGGTTTCCCATTCATTACATTGATTCAGTATAGAAAGCATCCAATGCTAACTATCGTTGATAATGCCACAGAAGACCTCATTCAAGTATTTGCGCTGGATTTATGCGGGCCTGAGAGTGTTAATGAAGAACTGATCATCTCTGTTGCATCAGAGTGGTACTTGCATAACAGAAACAACTTCCCTGTATCATTCGAGTTCTCACGCAGAGGTATTGTATCCCATACATCCAAAATCTATCGCTCATTGAACGTAGAGTTTGTATCGAGAGTTATTGGTCCAGTGCCTAAGTATCCAATGAGCACTGTAAAGAGTGTGAAGCGCAGAAGGCGTAAACCTCTACCTCCAAATATTGAAATCCATGCGCTAAATCAGGAATGATTTAGCGTATACTTCACGAAGCAGGGATCCAGCAGGATAAGTGGATTCCAGTGGAGGTAATTCACCACCTGGTGCAGGTGGGGCGGCTGCTGGTTGTTGAGGAGCAGGTGCAGCACCAGGAACAAGCGCTCGTCCAGCATCTGTTAGTTCACCCATTTCATCTGCAATATTCTCTTCCGTTGCAATACGCATTCCTGCGTCAGTTAGGGATGCTTCACCAGCCGCAAAATTGATAATACCAAGCTTCATTAGCATATTGCGCGCTGCAATCAGATTTTGGCTGCCTGCCAAGGATTCGGCTGCAAGTTTTGGTGTGGCTGCAGCAAGAATAAGTGCAATCACTTGCTTTTGAGTTGCGGATGGGTGAATAGATGAAAGAATTCGCATATAATGTCCTGAAGTCGTTCGTATATTTATAGTCGGCCTTGACTAATCAGGTGCAATTGCAGAACAATTGTCATTGCATATGCTATGGCATGACTTTTGCGGAACGATGACTTATCATCGTTCGCTTGTCTGTACAATAATGGTCTAATCTTTTCTTTGTTGGCTAAGTAGTCGTCAAGCAATTGACGTTTGCCAGGACGTATCAAGGCTATAATATCCGCTAGTTCGATTACTGACTTTGGCTTAACTCTACTGATGATATTGTAGTGTTTGCTGATTTGGAACAGTTTGAACACGTTATCTTCGATTAGAAGCAGGTTCCAATCCGGTTCCTTCTTTGCTAATTCACGAACTTCTTCTTTGCTCTTAAAATAGTCCAGAACTGTAAGGTGAAGGAAGTCAATCTTGAAGTATCCAAGCACACTTGCTTCTTCGTATGGAATTGCAGCTAATCCTGTAGTCTGATCTACAGGAACTGTCTGAAAGTAAACGCCACATGGGTGTTTGAGCAGCTCCCCGTCCTTAACCATAGAAGCTGTAACAACCTGCTTAAATGTTTGTTGAGGACGGAATGTGCTCGGTAGGTCAATATCAATATCCATTTTTTTGAATTCAATGAGTATTATTATAAATATTATAGTATGTTGCCTGCAGGAGATTATACGACAATGGATCAAATTAAACAACTACAACCAGACAGTGTTGCATCACCAGCAACAAAGTCGGCTATTCGAGATTTCGTAGCAACTTGTTTAGCAGCTAAGCATAGTCGGTATCTTGTTTTAATTAGAAAACACAACCTTGAGTTATATGCTCGCTTGCTTACCTTGTATCCAGCTCAATCGCCAGCAGAATCATTATACCTTTATTTGCATAATTTATCCACCGCCCCACTATGTGCAGCATGTAATACCAAACGTGTTAAATTTGAAGCGTTTTCTAAAGGATATGGTAAGTATTGCAGTACTACATGCAGTGCAGTATCCCAACATCGAACAACGAAGCGACAACAAACGAATTTAAAAAAATATGGTCATACGAACGTGTTAGCATCTCCACACGGGTTAAGCAAACGAACAGTCACAATAAAAGAAAAATATGGAGTCGATCACTACACCAAAACTCAGGAATTCAGAAATAAGTTCACTGCTACAATGACTGAAAAATACGGAACACCGCATGCAATGCAATCTTCTGTGCTGGCACAAAAATACAAACAATCGATGCAAGTAGGATATGGAGTAAATCACCCATCACAGAGTAAAGAACTGTATGTAACTCGTAATAACGCGATGAAACAAAAATATGGAGTCCTGCATGCCATGCAAAACGGGGGGCTACGAGAGAAGCACAGGAGAACTCTGCAAGCAAACTATGGAGTCAGTAGTCCACTCCAAAGTCCTATTATACAGCATCGCATGAGACAAACAATGATTGAATTGTACGGCAAAGAATATACATCTCAAGTAGATTTCTTGTTCGATCGGATGAGGCAAACTAATATAGAAAAATACGGGGTTGAGTATCCTCAACAATCAGAGAATATACGAAGAAAAACGCGCACAAACATGGAAAGACTGAGGAAATGGATACCCGAGACGCTTCTAACAGATTTTGCATTATATTATAAACGTGTCTGGCAAGTAACCAATAAACAACCATTGGATTCTCTACCTTTATTCGAACATAGAGGTTTAGCCGGAATTGATGGGGCACACCACGTTGACCACAAAGTATCAATTAAGTACGGGTTCGAGAATAATATTCCTCCGTTTATTGTTGGCAATATTCACAACCTCGAGATGTTGCCGTGGAGGGATAATGTATATAAAAGCAGCCGATGTTCCATAGATCCGGAAATATTGTTTGATGTCATATTTGCCTCAACTATTAGTATGCAGCAGCCATGATAATCAGTATTGTGCCAGAAGGCCAAGCTGTAATCACACCTGTTGAAGTTGTGTAGTTAGCAATTGTGATAGTGGATGTTGTAGACGATGTCACTACTGTTTGCTGCAATAGGTTTACGTTTGTTGGGTTGAACACCTGAATAATAGCATTCCATCCGTTTGCAGCAGCAGGCATACCAATAATACCAGAGCTGGCAGCACCGCCTGAACCAATGTTGACGCGGAAAGTCAGCGAACCGTTATTACTTACAATAGATGGAGCTGTACCGAAACCAGTTGAAATTGTTGGAGCAGTAGCGGAAGCTAGCAATGTTCCTGCGCCTGCACCAGTTGCCATACGAACAGCAGGAACAGCAACACCAGTTGTACTGAATTGAGCAAGCTGTGTTGTAGCAATACCACCTGTGTACAACGTAATTGTATCGGCACTACCAACCGACAGACGACCATTGCCAGTTGCATAGTCGAGTACCGCTCCGTCGGTATACGTAGATGTATAAGCACCTTGGCTACATGTACCACCAACAAGTGTCAGACCCGTGCTTGCCAAGAAACCAGCAGAGACGGGCGTTGTGCTATTCAGAGGTGTGGTATTGAACGAAATAGCCGACTGAAAGTTTGTTCCAGAGAACGTGCTAGTTGCAACAAAGTCGATGGATGCGCAATACGCATACGCTGTGCCACTCCAACCCCATCCGTCAATAAAGCCAAATACGTCATTTGCAGCTGTAGGAGCTGCACCTCGAGTTTGAGCTTTCAGGCCGATTGATGCTGCACTTGAGTTATTTGTGCTATATCCAAGACCTGTAAAGTTATAGTTACCGGCAGATTCTGGAGTCAATGACAACACACCACCATTTACAACCAGCATATCACCTGTTGTAGTTGTTGGGAAAGTCGTTGTTCCAGTTGTCGTTAGTGTTGGTGGTACGTTTGTGCCAATTAATGTCTGACCGGCAGCATAGTTAATAGCAGTACCATCTAGATACAAGTTCCAGCGGTTTGTGCCAGCATTCTGCTGACCACGGAATGCCATGACGTTAGTTATAGTTTGGCCAGCTCCTTGTACCACGTTACCAGCATCAAAGGCTGCATATGTTGTGATGTTTGTGGTAGTTGCAGCATTAATAGTCATAGATGCAGCCTGGAACGCTACGGCCGACGGGATAGTGCCACCGATTGCGGCTGCACCCAGATTTAGACCGGCATACTCACCATACATTGCAGTAGGTGCGTTGGCATTATTGTGTGTTGTATAGGTAACATTACCATATTCAGTGGTGCCTGCAACAACTGGAGTAAACGATGGGCTAGTGTAATTGCCAATTAGTTGTGTTGTTGCAGCCCCGCCTGTTAGTGTAACTGTATTCAGCACACCTGTTATTGATGCGGAATTATTGGTGTTTGTGCCAGTGAGTTGGAGCTGGTAATTTCTTAGCGAGGTGCTTCCGTTCAGATTTAGCGAATTTGTCGTAAGCAGAGCATTTATTGTATCCAGCGAATATACAACGGACCAAGTTGGAGCTACACCCGCTGCCGCAGAAGGTGCAGACCAGAATTCTTTAACACCACCTACGTCAGACCAACGCTCTAACCAACAAATATCGAGCACGTCACGGCCTGCCCATATACCAGTAACAGGATCCACTGATACGTTATATGAGATACCAAGTTCGATATTGCCAGTAGTTGCTGCAATAGAATCGCCCCACTCACGAACCAGAGCACCGACAGGAGTTGTAGTGCGTAGTAGTCCGGAGAATTGTTGATTGATTGGTCCTAAAACCAACGTATCGGCAACGGCGAGTTGCTGCATATTTCCAGCATTTAAAATTAATGGTTGTCTATTTGCCATGGTTAAGTTATCCTAAATTACAACATAATTGGTTGTTGAGTCGACAATTTCATTGTCGTGGTGCTCAAAGCGATGCCCACAGGTGCAACATAGTGTCCAGCTACAGATGGAGCCACCAGTGTCAATTGCCCTGGCGTTTCACTTAGATAATAAACTGCACCTGTTGTTAGTGTTGCTGCACCTGTTACAGCTGTCCAGTTGGCTGAAGTGAAAGTACCAAACACTGTAATATTTCCTGTTGCACCTGTTGCAATACTCGAATCCGCAACAAAACCAATAACTAGTGATGACGCAAGTGTTGTTGCATTTGCCATATCAACGTGACCCGATGTAGATGCATATACTGGTTGTCCAGCAGTGATTGCACCTGCATTGCTATTGATAGCTTGGTATGCTCCAGGTAAACCAACACTTACAACGCTCCACGTAGATCCCAACGAATACAAGTTCAATTGACCCGTAGATGTGTTATACCACATCTGTCCAATCAATGGGTGGGTTGGTGGCGTAGTGTTCGCCCAATGTTCTGTCATGTGAAGTTGGCTAGTTTGTACAGCCTGACCCCACGGTTCGGTGTTGTTATACATTGCTGCTCCTCTGCCAACAAGCTGCAGAGAAGACAATGGATTTGGTGTGTTGTACTGAATGAAGCCAAAAGGAACAACTGGTATTGGGAATACCAAGAAACCATTACTGATGTACATTGTGCCATCAGGTGGTGAACCAACAGGAACAGTTCCGTTGACGGTGATAACTGTATGACCAGCTAGGTATGCTACACTGGAAATTAAGTAGATGCCGTTACCTGTGCCTGTGTTACCAACGATAACAAAAGTTTTGCCTGGTGCTAATGCTGGCAGTGCAGTAAAGTTGCCCAATATAGACCATGTTCCACTCACACCTGTTGTTACAGCTGTAATAGCTTGAGCGTATGTTCCAGAAACTAGCGAAGTCAAATTCGCTGTAGACACGGCTTGCGTTACAACGCTTGTGATACCTGCTGAGTATGTTGCAGAGAGTACGGTAAAATTCTGGTATGTATAGTAGCTGTTGTTCTTGATGACGATTGGGAAACCAGGCGTTAAAATAGTGCTGAAGTCGCCTGCAACTCTCCACGTGATGTCATATGTTGTTGCATTGATTTGCGTAATCGCTGTTGGTGCAACAAATTCTAGTTGTTGAGATGTAGGCGGTGTAACATTACCTGTTGCAGTAGCGCCGACAGGAATTGGATTGTTAATACCTGTTGTATTAACAGTAATGACAGTTACGGCGGTTGCAATTGTGCCTGCGATTGTTGCAGAGTTAGGTATTTGTTCTACCGCCGTAATGACAGTGTTACCGCCAACGAAAGCAGCAGACGAAACCGTGTATGTACCTGCAGCACCATTGTTCACTACATTAAAGTGTTGACCTGGAACAAAGAATGCTGTTTGGTTACCTGCAATTGTCCAAGTGCCAGCGCCAGGAACACCTGGCGATACGCCTGTAATGGCGTATGATGTATTTGACGATACTGCAGACAGTGTTCTATATGTTAGGTTAGCACCAGGAAAACTGTTGCCAGATACTGTAAATGTAGAGCTTGGATAGAACAAGTAATTACCGTTATATGCACCGCTGATAGTCCATGTGCTATTTCCGCCAGTTGTTGGAGATACGGCAATAATGGCAAATGCTAGAGATGCAAGTGGTGTTGTTGGATCAAGCGGTATGCGGGTATTGCCCGACACATCTAGCGAACTGCCAGCTGAACCAACCTTGTATGATCCAAGATATGGAGTAGATCCAACAATGCTGAACACCAACCCAGCTGTAAAGCGAGCAATGGAGTTTCCTGCAATAATAAGTGTTGCTTGGTTGCCACTGAAGTCAATGTCGAGTATTTGACGTGGTGTGGACTGCGCATTGTCGCCATTGCCTTCAAGCGCATACACTGTACCTAGGGTTGTACCGTTGGTTAACGTAAAAGTATAATCAGACATTCACTTTCCTTTATTTGGTTATGGTGAATTCGAGCATCGAATTCGGAGCAGGGAGCGCATTAAACATGATCATGTCGCTGAACGTATTTATATCGCCCAATTCCTTGTAAGATAAATCAACTACAGGGGCAAATGTGTCAACTTCAGGTGGCAAACCACCCAAACCTCTCAAGGTAGAGAACAGATTTACGTCGGTTATAACAATAGAAGAACCTACACCAGTTGTGTCGGAGTAGATGCTTAGTATTGCGTCTGTAGCATTTGTGCTAAACGTAAAGTTACGTTGAATTGATGGCATATTTTCAAACACCGTTGTGGCTCCATTAGTCAACGTCATCGTACCAGTTGCTGTGGTGCCCACTGGTACCGTACCAGTAACAACTATTGTGGTGCTACCAGCAACAAACGACCTAGATGCCACAGTGTAATTGCCGTTAGCTGCAGCAAAGCTATTAGTAGCCACGGTAAATGCGATACCAGGCTGGAAGTAGTTAGTTACGTCACCAACTACTGTGAATGAGCCGCTTGCACCTGTTACTACTGCTGTAATAGGATATGCTAAGAATGGTGCATTGAGTGCATCCATCAGTTTATCAAATGTAAATGGTGTTGTCACTACGTTAGCAACTGCTATAGTCGATACCGGCGAACCATCCACAGTTATGTGAGCTGAATAAGTTCCAACTGTCAATCCCGTATCACTTGCAATGTTGAGTGTTGTTGCTGGATATGTTACTTCATACTCAGCACGTTCGCTTGCCATTTGTTTGATGCCATTCAAATGCACATTCAGTGCATTGTGTTCAACAATGTACACAAATGGCATGAAATATGATTGAGGTTCTAGTGTTCCACCAGTAGTTGCTCCGCCAGGAATTGTGCCGGTTACAGTAAATGTTGCTGTGGTACTATTAATGGAAGCAACTTTAATAGAAAATCCTGTTCCTATTCCGCTTAGTGGTGATGACAAGATATCGCCAACAGCATATCCAAAACCACCACTTCCAAGCACCACACTTGTAACCGCACCGCCCGCAACTGTAATTGTAGCAGTCGCTAATGCACCAGCCCCACCATATAGCTGGACGTTAGAGTATGTACCGTTAGCATAACCACTACCTGGCACGAGTGTACCAAATGTCAAAATGTTTTCGTATGACGATGACAAAATAGTATATGTGCCGTTCCCTGCACCACTACCCGCAACTACAATTGTTGCTCCTGGATTAAGTTGCTCCATGTAGTTGCCTAGCGCAACAGTAAACGTACCGTTAAGGCCTGTTACAACGCCGGTAATAGTGTGCTGCAGGTGTTGCACAATATAGCGTGCATTGCGCAGATACAATTGGTACATATCTGCGTCGAAGAAGTTCATTGCCTGATCGAGCGTAATCGTTGGATAGGATGGTAAGTCAACGGACAATTCGCGCAAGCGCGAGACAATATTAGTTGGATTGGCATTTACAGTAACATTCGTATCCGATAGAGGAATGGATACAAAACCAGGTATAGTAACAGATGGTGTTGTTCCACCTGTGTTATTCAGCGTTAGCACACCCGTTGAGATATTAAATGAGCCAGATGTTAGTACACCATCGCCTGGTGCAGCAGCAATTGCGGCATCCACATATCCCTTTGTTGCAGCATCCGTAGAGAATGTTGGAGAACCTACGTTGTTGAGAATTGTTCCACCTGCGTTGAACCCAACGCCAGGGCTTAGTACCAGGTTTCCACCCGTAATACCAAGTCCGCCAACACTAATAGTCAAAGTACCCGTTAGTGTTCCACCAGTCTTTGGTAGATATAACGTAGACAGACTATCAACATATCCTTTAGTTGCAGCATCTGATGCAATAACAGGTGTGCCGATGTTGTTAACGACCGAACCACCACCGTTAATGGTAACACCTGCGCCAACTGTTAGTGATCCGCCAGTGATGTTAATACCACCTCCGGTAATCAGCAATGTGCCAGTCATCGTATCACCAACTTTAGCAACAAAGTCTGCGGAAGCAAGTGCTATCAGTGATGTAATTTGCGTATCTACATAGTTTTTATTTGCAGCGTCTGTAAGATTTACAGGAGTATTAGGCAGTGTAATGTGTGTAGTGCCTGTCATGACCAAATTGCCAGACAGCGAACCACCAGTCAAAGGAAGATACAAACTATTTGCTTGGCCCAGGGACAAAGCATCCGTAGCTAAAGTGGCGGTTCCAAGATTTATGATCTTATGGCCGTTTACGTTAAGATCTGTGGTGAGTGCACCATTGAGCACAACAGCATTCCAAACATTTGGACCCGTTGCATTAGTTTTGAGACGAAGTTCGCTGGTATCGTTTTTGAACCACAGTTGACCTTGGATTGCGTATGCTGGTTCTACTGGACCTGCAAAATGCTCCAACATATGAACAAAGTCACGCTGAAATGGTTCACCATAGTCGGCATGGCCTTTACCGAGCAAAATTAGTGATGTATTTGCCGAGACAGCTGTTGGATACAGAGGCGTAGATTGCTCAGGTGAAGCAGGTCCGTTCGCCGTGTATGGTTTGATTGTAAACGGAGCTTTCGCTGGGTCCGTAAAATATATTGTATAATCCATTAGATGTCCTCAATGCGCATAAACAATATTTATGCAAATGCCATGTTATATAATTGGGCCCAAGCGTGTGCCCGTAAGAGCCCAAGTAATATATCCATTTCCTACCACTGCATTACCTGCAATGCCTGGTGCAGGGAAAGCTGGTGGGCCATATACTGTCATAGAACCACCACCTCCAGCGCCAAGGCTGCCACCAGCACCGCCAAGCGTAATACCCGAATAACCGCCAGCTCCACCCGTTGTTGCTGTACCGGGTGCACCAGCTGCATATACGTTAGCATAAGCTGGACCTCCCGTACCTGGTGGTTCTCCAGCACCACCGCCACCACCCGATGCACCGATTGTGCCATAGAAAGAAATCAAAGCTGCCTGGCCACCGCCTCCACCGCCTGCAATGACGCCGTTGTTTGTAATAGTTATTGGATACTGAACATGCAAAGCACTACTGCCACTGGTAGGTGCAGTGTAATCCCAGTTAAACTGCGAGTGTCCACCATTACCACCATAACCAGTAATGGTGCCACTATTGGCGAGAGTCAGAACTGAAGCTAATGGAAATGGACCACCTGTATCTAATGCGTATGGTAGATTTCCTGTTCCGGCAGCTCCAAAGGTGCCGCCGCCAAATACATACACACCACCGTTGATAGTTAAATTCATGTGCAGGGGAGTAAGTCCATCCCATCCTGCGGTTATAGCAGCGCTGCGCATGTTATAACCTGGAGTATTGGCTGATAGTGTCACATTTAATGTATATGTGAGTGGCTGGCCTACCACAAACGTCAATGCACTTAGCAATGCATTAAAATCATTGTGGCTTACTGGATTGCCCGTTGACATATGCATTGCTGCTAGTGTCGTTAATGCCACGTTGCTTAGGTTAAATGTATTCATCTGCAAGATTGCAGCTTGAAAAGCATTAAAGTCCGATGCATTTATTGCATGCCCAGTAGTAACAGTTGGCAATGCTGACATGGCATATACAGCGCCTATGATTGCATTTGTCTGCAGGTTGCCCGTAATAATGAACGTAAAACCCGAGCTACGTATTGTTACAGGTACAGAGCTGAATAAACCACCCGATGCAGACGTAAAAACAACTGTGGCCGATATAGCCGATGCGTATATTGGTGTGGGTACAGTTATTGTAATGGTTGACAGGTTAGTTGATGGCGAATATACAGCAGATGTTACTGTATATGTACCGTTCAAAGCTGTAACAGGAGTTCCAATAATTTGCATGTAGAACGGCCCACGTCGAGTAAACTCGGCTTGGAGGTTCGTTGCCAATGACTGGTAATTAGCAGCTGAACTTGGCTGACCAGCTGATACAGGCGATGGTAGTGGCATGCTCTATCCTATTAAGCGTATACTGCTGGGAATACTTGTTTCCAGTTAACACCTGGAGCAGAGTTAATGTAGATAACACCCGCTACAACTGCAATATCACCAGCCTTACCTGAACCAGCAATGCTTGCATAGAGTGTTGGGGCATTTGTATCCACATACGTTTTGTTTGTTGCATCTCCAGCAGCAGTTGGTGCAGCTACGTTATTAATCTGGTGAGAGTTCATATTCACCGTAGCATTCATGGTCAACGTGCCGGTCATTGTTCCACCAGCTAATGGCACATATGTTGCTGCATTAAATGCAGTCATGCTAGCTTCAGTGGTATCAACATACGTTTTGTTTGTTGCGTCTCCACCAGCTGACGGGGCTCCAACGTTGTTGATTACGTTAGAGTTCATGTTTAGAGCTGCATTAATCTGCAATGCACCTACTAATGTACCGCCGTTAATGTGAAGGAAGGACGAATCAGCATACGATTTATTGACGGCATCGCCTAAGTTTGTAGGTGTTGCCACGTTGACTACTTTGTAAGTATTGCCAAGATCAATATTTGCACTAGCCACTGTAGCTGTGCCGTTCAATGATGGACCAAGAATATTTTGCCATGCTGTACCAGACCACATAGATACACGGCCAGTTGACGTATCCAGCCACATTCCACCTTTTTGGGGTGTAGCGACAGCTGGTGATTGCACATCAACAACTACGGGTGCTGTCCACTGTGATGCGTATGCATCATATATTTTCAATTCCTGCGATGGAACAGATGTAGGAATGCCATTTGTTGGACCGGTATCGTAGTGACGGATTAGCCACGTATTAGCTTCTTGTGCATATGCAGAGTCGTAACGGTACAGTGTGGCTGTTGTGGGATCAATGTAGTAGTCACCAATAATAGGTGTCAGTGGTACTGTGGCTGTGATATGAATAAATCCTGTGCCAGCAACAAGACTCCATCCTTTGGTAACGGTATTGTACACGTACCAACCGTGGTCACCATATACAAACGAAAATCCTGCACCACCCGGAAGAGTTGCAGTCAGTATATCACCAAGTCGGTAGCCAGTACCGTAACTTGTGATAGTTACAGTTGTTACAGCATTACCTGCAATTACAATAGTTGCAATAGCACCAACACCAGAACCACCAAGAAGTGGTGTATTTGTGTATGTGCCGTTGGTATACGAAGAACCACCGGATAACGTACCTACTACACGCGTGCTATCCCAAAAGTGATAAACTGTTCTGTGCCATAGTTGGCCACCAACAGGATTATGTGGTGGAGTTGAACCGGCAAAACTTTCTGCAAGGCGAAGCAAGTCTTCGTCTACAGATTCACCCCATTCCAAAGCACCACGTCCATATAGTCGAAGCGTTGTCGAAGCTTGGGAACCGCCAGGGCCGTCAAAACCGCCTGGTTGAATGGTAAAACCTGGTTTTAAAGGATCGGTGTAACTGATATTATAAGCTGCCATGTGTGTAACCCAAATAAGAAGAGTGGTGTTTCTTATTTATGGCAGCTTATATCTTACTGAGGGTGTTTAGATCCCAAGTTCCTGAACTAAAATTTTGATTGTTTCCACTTCTTTTGTGTGGTCTTTCAACTTGGTTATCCACCGTTCGGGCTGAATTAGCGTTTCCAGAATGATTCGTTGTTCAGAAGTGGTGTTATTTGCGAACATCAGTTTGAACTTTTTGCTAAGCAGCAATAACCACGGTGACAATTTGCGAGTTCGCAGCAACTGGATTATATCTGGAGCTTGCAACTGGTCAAAGATGTTCGAAACATCCACGTGCAATCTTTCGGCGTGTGTCAACAACGTGTCCACTGAAATATTGACCTGTTCAAGTGGCGACGTCTTGTGGTCCAAGAACTCAAGGTACATTGAATACACTTCATCTTGCATCCACATCGTAGGTGAGAAGTCTTTTTCTACCATTAGCCATATGAACTTTTCAGGCAGTGGCATATCCACCGACTTAGCAAAGTTGGTGAAATTGATGAAGGTGCGGAAGTATTTGGACGTGGTGAATGCTCCTGCTGGCGGCGGCATTCGTTTCTTGTTCCTCATCCATAGTTGATAATAGTGGAGCGCAGCTTGACCCGTTGGAGATCTTAATTCCTCCTCGCGTTTCATAGCTGTACACTTATGCTCAAGGTATCTGCTTTCGATCACAAATACCTTGTGGCAATACCGGCATACGAAGTTACTTTCCGTATATGTTGTACGACGAGAAAAATTCATAAATTTGTTTGTGCTCTTGGGGTGTCCCACTATTTTTGATTGTGTTTGCGCGCTTACTAATAACAATCACATTATCCTTGGTATACCCCTGAGATGAGTCTATACGATCTAATGTTGGTGAATTATCACTCGATTGCCCAATACCTCGTTGTAACGGAATACCTAAAACTGGACACGCATCAGGGATTTTGATATCTTCGATAGTTAACGAAAATTCTAGTCCTTTAGCTTTTGCTCTACTCTTAGCATTGTGTAACATCTGATACATAACACACTCGACTGTACTTTTCTTACTGTCATATGCAATTTTTTGTTGCTCTAAAATTCTATCTTTCTTATCATGATATCGCTCTCTATCCTGCATTCGTCGGAGTTCAATATTTGCAGTACGACCCTGCTGCTGTGCAGCACGGGTGCAAATTTTGCATGTTACCGACAACCCATCAAGTTGGGATTTGTTTTTGTAAAACAATGTTATGGGAAGACTGCGTTCTCCTTGGTGGTTTTTGCAACTACATAGTTTATATTCCATCTTGTTCTCCATAAATATTTACGCGAAATATTTATAGTAACTGAGCGCGAACGCATCAAAACTCCAATAGCTTGTTGTTGGACTTCTCGGCAGTTGCATTAACTGGTGTTTTAGTGCTCGTTATCTTCAATTCTTTTTTAAGTTTTGTCAAGTCATCAGCTTGGAGACCTAGGTCAACACCCATGTCATACACATCATCAGGCTTCAAAATATCGAGAGCTTCCTTTGCATCTTCTGTGCTATACTCGAAATAATCCATTACTACTTTGGTTGCAACCGGCATCGACATTGTGCCTCTAGTAGCTGTTTTATTCCACACGTACTTTTGTGATTTACCGGAGTTGCATATAACTAACAAGTACCACAATAATTCTTTGTGCTGTTGCAAGGAGAACGTGAAACTATTCATCAGTTCATTGATAAAATACACCTGTCTGGCATCGTTTGTTCCTGACATCCACCTCGCAACCAAAAATGGCACAAATGCCTTTTGTTCTTCTTCGGTTAGGTTACGAAAGAAGTTAACATTTTTGGCATTCGCTGCATTCAGCACACGAAATATGTCAAGTTTAGGAGTTGCCATTGTCGACTACATTGAATTTGCGGTTACAAAACTTGCAGAGCACCACATCACCATTTATTGCAAGATGTGTATATGGATGCACACATTCACGAACCATGTCGTGGCGAAGAGCGGAGATTTCGTCGATGATTGGTGTCTTCTCGGCCATCAAGTCAAGAATCTTTTCTTCGATAGGCTTCAACTTTGCAAGCAAAGTTACCATATTGTTCATCTTACGATCCCAAGCTACCTTCTCGCTGCGGGTTGCATTGTCGGCAATGGATTCGAATAAACGACGTGTGCGTGTTTGTTCGGCGGTTTCGCCTTCGGGTTTCTTTCTGCGTGCCATGATTTTTCCTTATAGTTATATTTGTGCCAACCTGATGAAACAGGCTGCTGCGTTGATTTCTGGGTCTGCTACAATTGAGTTCTTATACAAATGTTCAGCAATAACCAGAATTGATTCTTCCCACTTGCCACCATCTTGAAACTTTGGTGCACGAGCGACATGTTCGTATAGGAAACGGTACATATTTTCCCACTCGTCTGGTGAAACAGACGTACATACCAACTTACGAGCATCTAGCCACTTGTCGCGTTCAATAAACTCAAGTAGCTTAAACTTGTAATCGCTTGCAGATCCTTCTAGTACCGGTGGCTGCAGCTTACCGTCGATGGAATTCTGCTGCAACATATTAACAATCTTGCGGATGTCTGGATATCCATGAGCAATGTACTTGTCCAGTAAGTTCAAGTCAAACTCAACGTGTTCGGACGCAAGAATGCTGATGAGATATTCAGCAATATCATTGTAATCTGCAGACTTAAAGTGGAATTCTTGACAACGAGAACGGATGGGTGCAATAATTTTGTTGACGTGGTTGCATGTCAGAATAAACCGTACGTGGTTACTTACCTCTTCCATGAAACTCTTCAAAGCTGCTTGAGCTGCAGGAGTAAGCTGATCAGCTTCTTCCAAATGGATGATCTTAAACGACCCCATTGCCATCGACATTGCAAAGTTCTTGATAGTGTCGCGGAATGTGTCAATACCACGTTCATCGGAGGCATTGATAGTTTTCACGTCATGCTTGTCGACGTGCATCTCACGAATTAGGATCTGTGCCAAAGTTGTTTTGCCTGCACCTTGAATACCGGAAAGCAGCAGGTGTGGAATTGATTTGTCAGCTATGAAGCGGGTGATTGATGCTTTGTGCTGCTTATCGTGGAAGACGTAATCGCCTATTGTTTGTGGACGATACTTTTCTGTCCAGAGAGCATGTTTTTTATTGTGCATTGTTATAGTTCTCCTCAATATATGATACTATACTACATATTGAGGAGAAATCAACAATCAAACGTAAATTCCATATCCGTGCTTTTGCAGGATGTCTTCGATTGCACGAAGTTCCCACTGCTCGTCTCTGGTGAGACCATCACCCAAATTCATTTTATTTTTCAGGTAATTGTAATGTTGCAGCAGTTCATGGATTTTGTTCTCGCTAGCAGCACCATTCCACAATCCTGCATAAGGACGTGGGCGAGCATTTTTCATGTCAGGCACGTTCAAGTTAGAAGGTGGTGTAGGTTCAGCAACGGATACTGGTGTGAATTCTGCAACTGGTTCAACAGTTGGTTCAACGGTTGGTGCAACAACCTCTTCCACAACTGGCGCTTCAGAAGGAGCTTCAACTACTGGCTCCACTTCTGGCTCTACCACTTCAACAGGATCAGCTATATTTGAGTCTTCTGCCTGTTGAGCTTCTTCCCAATGTGCAGCATCTACCTCTGAATAAGGTGGTGTAGTGTCAACAGGCTCAACTACTTCTGGTGCTTGGTCTGCAACAGGTGCAGGCTCAGGCGTAGGCTCTGGTTCTGGTGCAGGTTCTGGTGCAGGTTCTGGTTCAGGTTCTGGTTCTGGTGCAGGTTCTGGTGCAGGTTCTGGTTCAGGTTCTGGTTCTGGCACAGGCTCCGTTTTGGGAGGTTCAGGAGGTAGGTCATCGGATGGTTTCTCTGCTTCCAGTTTTGCCTTTGCCTCTTGTTTCTGCTTAATTGCAATATTAACAGCAAGTGTTAAAGCCACAGCCATTGGGTCGAATGCAAAAATAATCAAGAAGATTAAGTACTTGGTTGCATCATCAGAATCCATACCAAAGGCTTTTGCGATGTACACAATTGGACCTGTGTGAGCCTCAGTTTTAATCAGATCCTGCTTGTACGTCAACAAATCAGCATCTAGTTGCCTCAAGCGAGTGGTAACTTGAATTTGCTCGTCTTTGTACTGTTTAGCGAGACGATCGTGAGCTCGTGTTGTTTGTCCAAGTGCTCGAGTGGCTTTGTCGTCAACAGTACCATCAGCACCTTGAATGGTGTGAATGGAAGGGCCTTTATCTGCAAGCAAGTCGTCGATTTGTTGTTTGCGGGCGAGGATACGTGTCTTTTCCTCTTCCAGCAATTTCACCTGTTCCTGCTTCTGTTTAACAGGTAAAATGTCCGCTTGATAACCAGAAGACAAGTAGCCAAAATGGCCAAGACCAGTTAACAACATCAGTGTTAGCACACCCATGACAAGGTACAGTTTCAGTGCAATGTGAGTCGTATTCCAATATCTGTAGAGGAAAGAAGACGCAATTAACTTGCCGTATTCCAGAGCACAGCCCATTGCAATAACTGACCAGAAAATTCCACTGAAGGTTGAAGCCAACCCCCACACGCTGAAAAATCCCGATACTGTTGCAAGTAGGAAGGCTCCAAGAGCTACTAAGAAAATAAACATATTTTTAACCTATGGATGGAGAGTTATTCTGGTTTGGTGTAGACAATAACGTCATCTTCTTTGATGAACGTGAATTGTTCGCCATTGTGTTTGAAGTCTTCAAACACACTTTCGTCGTGAAAGTATACGGTTGAACCAGCGAGGTCTGCCTCACACTTTGCACTAATTGACACTACTTCTGCACTTGGTGTATCGGTGCCAAGATTGCCAATGACCATTAGACCTGATGCGCTTGTGGTGACTTTTGGTTTGGAACGCTTAACGATGATAGTTTTGTTAACAGGTACCAACTCACTCGTTTCGCTATCACGAACCACAGCTGCCTGCGATTCGTCAGACTTCCAGTATAGCTCACCATCGAACTTAGATGCGGCGGTCCAACGCAAAGCTGGCAATAACATCTGCATTCCTGGCTTAACAGATTCGCATTCTGGACCAACGTCAATCACATTCACCCATCTTGGAGATTTTGCGCTATCATCAACGCTTGCATTCAGCATGATTCCAGATTCGGTGGTTCCTTTTTCAAATTCACCCTTAATATTAACCTTGTCGACGAAACGAAAGATAATGGAGTTCTTGATAGCTTTGAGTTTCATGGTATTCCTTATATTATGGTTATAGTTGTTGCTTAAACACCCGGAGGCGTCATCAGACGAATCTTGCTCGAAACAGGTACATCATCACCAGTTTCATTAGTGTCTTCATCCTGTAGTTCTTCTAATTCTTCAACCTCTGCAGGTGCAGGAGTCGTCAACATGAAATCATACCCAACCGGTCTTTCAATTTCAACAGTTTCTTGAGGAGCAACTTCACTATCTCCAGCAGATACTTGTGCAGTAGTAACAGAGACATTCTCTGTCATCTTGCGCAGACGACGCTTGAATTTCTGATCAATGAAATCCTCGCGGGCAACTACATTTGTAGTTTTTGGTGCCGAAGCAATCTGTTCTTTAATTTTTAGCAAGTCGAAATCAACGATTTCTCCCCTTGCACTTTTACCCTTAACCATGGACCCATTCTCCTATTATTCATGCAAAAAATCATTTATGTCTAGGTCATACGCATAGCTATCAACATCATGGACACCAAGCACGTATAACACGTAAGACGACACACTACTACCGCGACCAACACCCCATACTACACCATTGGAAGTTAGTGTATTTATGATGTAAATTATAGTCCGCAAAACGGCTGTCAACCCTCGTTGTTGGTACATAATGATTTCTTGGGATAAGCGGATATCGCGCCCTTGCACTTCACTAGTTGGCATATTCTGCACAAGCATGTCGTGTTTATCCAGTAAATATGCGGTTATATCTAGGTGTTTGTATTGATCAGGAATCGTCCACTCGAACTGTATTGGGTTGCATGTTTCTTTTACATGCAGCTCCTGGTCCTTCGGGGCAACGCGGTTATAATCTATGACTGTATCAGTTACGTAATCAACGTACTGAACATTGTAACGACGAACGAGATCCAGTAGGTGATGGGGATTAAATGATGAATCTCCATCGAACCATACTGTGCGATCTTTGAGTTGTGTACTAAGCAAACGCGCTTCGATATTGTCCATTGGTTGTATCAATATTTGGTGTCTTCACCGGAATCTGCTCGCTTCCACTAGCAAGTGGAACTCCTGCTGGAGGAGGAGCTGGTGCAAAACTTGGTGCAGTTGCTCCTGCTGGATTCCCCATACCACCTGGTGCTAGTACGGTAGGTCCAGCTGGTGTTGCATATGTTGGTGCAGGTGGGGCATACATTACAGGTGCTGGTTGAGCAGGAGCTGCTGGTGCTTGATCGTTTATATCGTCAATCTTTTCGCGAATGCGTTTCCATTGTGTGGCGGTAGGAATCCAGTTTTCATCCTGCATTTCTTCCACGCCCTGCAACCACATTTTGAATTCTTTGATTGTTAGCTTCTTCTTTTCTGTTGACATGACAATGTTCCTCCGGTGTTTAATGGTATTTAGAGGTTTTTAAACCACTTTAACCTATCAAATCACCTGCAATATTGTTTTTCAGGTACTTATTGTACGAATCGCCAGAAGAGACATTAACCCAGGTGTCAGGTCCGATTGGGTGACACAACATTTGGTGTTTGTTAAGGGAAGGTCCAACATTCTTGTATTCTACGAAGTAGTTGGTGGCAATGATCTGTGCAGGTTCTGGTTGTGCTCGCTTTGGACCATAAATCAATGCAGTGAATTCTCTGCCTGCAGTTTCCGATAGCTCCACTACGTCAATTTGTGACGTTTCGGTGTCATATACCAAAATATTCCAATTTGCGGGGAGCACAAATTCAAAGCCGTTGACTTGAATTTGGATGGATGGGCAGATAACTTCCTCCAGCATGTGGATTGGTGCTAGACCAAAGTCCATCATTGCAAGATCTAGTACCCACATATACTCTGCTACTGTGGGTCCGTGAATGTTGTCCAAAATTATTGGATGTGAGTAATCGTCGAATATTAACATGATTGTATTATACCTAGTTTAGATGTCTTTGAGCACATCGTTTTTGTTATAGTTGACTTTGTGTTTCTTGTACGGATACTTTGCCTCATCGTAGTAATTGGTACGAGTTTTGAGGTGTTTCTTGCTGTATTTCAAATCACCACAAATGTCTGTGATTGATACAGTATCTTTGTCGTCAGCCTTTCGCAAACTTCTACCAATACCTTGGATAGTACGAATGAAGCTCTTGCCCATATCCACTAGCACCAAGTTAAAGATTCGATCAATACTGATACCAGTACCTACAATGTGCACCGTACCAATAACGACGAGATTGTCGTTGTCTTTGAATAAATCGTACACTTCTTGACGCTTAGATGCTTTCTTCATGTCTTGACCATTGACAAATATGGCACCTGGAATGCGAGCTGCTATTTGTCGACCGTACGGAATATTGTCAACCAAGCACAAGACATTACCTTTCTTCTGATCGCCTTTAATTCGCAATACGTCAGCAATCCAATCAATTCGGTCCTTCTTCCTGTAAAGATACGACTTCTCGGATGAATAGTCGGGGAAGTAGCCATCTTTAAATTGAATGTATGTTGGTGGTTTACCGACGGATACCTCTTCGCAGAACTCGTGATATTGCTTGGTTAGATCTTCTTCGAGCTGTATGATATCAATGTTTGGTCTTGCTAATACACCCTCTTCAATCAGTTCGGATGCTGGTATTTCGTAACGAACAGGTCCAATGGCAACGTGCACTGTCAATAAATCGGATGGTTCTTTTGGTAATGTTCCCGTAAAGCCAAAACGATGAGGAATATTGAAGGCATGGTCAGTCAAGATAGACTGCAACGATTTAGCCTTAGCTCCATGGCATTCGTCGACAATAACCATCTGGAATAGCTCAACTACTTTTGGATTATGTTGCAGAGCTTGCCACGTACTTACAATGTGTTGGTGTTCTAGTGTTTTTGCGTTACCGCTATATTCACCAGTATCCAACTCACAGTTGATGTACTGCTTCTTGGTTTGAGCAATCAAGCCTTGGTCAGGAACAATAGTCAGCGTCTTGATTCCACATTCGCCGTACACCATACACAATGCTGCGCAAGTAATCGTTTTTCCAGCACCTGTACCAGCTACAACGATGCCATTGCCATGTTCGATAAGTGCGTTCAGGGCTGACACTTGGTAATGTCTTAGCTCGATTGGCTTCAGTTTTTCCCAGTGGATGATGTGCAGTAGAGACGTGCTATCGACAAAACGTGGCGATGCTACCGCCGTCTTTCTCAAGTCTTCCAGCTCAAACTTATAGCCAAACTGCATCAACATCGGCAGGATTTCTTCAAGCAAGTACACAAAAGTCTTGCCGTTCTTCTGTACGAAGTTGATTTTGCCGTCCCACCTACCTAGTTTGTACAGTGGAGAGAAAAAGTAGTTAGGAGAAAATACTCCGTATTTTCTGCGTACTACCTCCAAGTGACTTTCATGTAGACCAACTAAAACGCACGATACCTCATCGAGGATACGCACTTTGCAAATTTTTTGACTCATTTGTTATTATTCTTTATCAATTTATAAATAGTATATATGATGAATAGTCGGGAGGGCAACAACGATGAAAAATACATATTATAATCCACACGATGCAGGAGTGTACATTATTACAAATAACACTACAGGTTCTTTTTATGTTGGGTCATCGCTTAATATTCAGCATAGATGGTGGAACCATCGATCGAAAAATAATTCTGGGTGTACCCGACTATCTGCCGCAATTAAAAAATACGGTAAAAATAATTTTACTATTCAGCGCATTTTTTGCTTGCTGCCTCAAGTAGGTGCCTCAAAAGACATAACACAAAAACAACTTTGGCAGTATGAACAATATTTTATTGATAGTCTTCAGCCATTTGGCGACAGAGGATATAACGTCCTCTCGTCAACAGAAAAAGGTTTATGTGTGTATGCCACACAAACTGATTTTCTGCACGTGAGAAGAAGAGCTGTAGATATGTTTTCACTCCAAGGCGAATTTATTAAAACTTTTGACACAGTTCAAAGTGCGGCAAAGGCAATTGCCATATTCGAGTCGTCTATTGTGGATTGTTGTCAAGGTCGCAAAAAATCAGCTGGAGATTTTATGTGGTGTTATCACGGCATGGGTACTCCAACACCATACACATCTAACCTAGCAAGAAATATTGCACAGTATGATACACAAGGCAAATTAATCGCTGTATGGCCATCTATAACGTCTGCAGCAGAAACTCTATTTCCCTCCGAAAAAGTGGGTACAGTAAAAAGCAATATAGTTGACTGCTGCAAGCGAAATTTAGCACAAACGAAACTATACACAGCGCGCAAATTTGTTTGGAGATATCTCTAATGACACTTTATTATTAAATTTCAGCATTTTGCATCTCCGCAATTTTCAGTGCTGTCCAATCTCTTAATGCGAATCCCCGTTTATCCCACGCATCACAGATTGCAGTATACTTGTCTCTGAGTTCTTCCAGTTCTAGATATAGCTGGTAGTAACCCATGTATTCCGGTTCATTGTCGATGTATTTTTCTTTGCCCCGATCGCCTATGTCTCGCGAGTACGATTCGGTATATCTCTTATACAGCTTTCCACGACAAGCTTCAACTTGTGCATTCATATATTTTAGCAGTTTGTCGAGTTCTGCTTTCTTCATGCTGTAGAATACAGGCCAAGCTGTTTGTTCTTTCAGTGCTTCTGCTCCTGACTTACCTTTGATTGACAATCTGCCGATTGCAAGTGCAATGTCGGCTTCGTAATACATGATGATATCAGGCAAACGCGCTTTAACTTCGTCCCAACTGCCTTTGAGTTGAGAAAGTTCATTCATACTCATTAGTGTTTTGTCCCTTTTGACTGATGCTGGAAAACCAGCATTTGGGTTATCTGATCTTGTGTCAGTTTTGATGCATCAAATGTTGTCTTATCCACAAACGCCGGTTCACTTGCTGGTTCTGGTACACTTTCGCCTGCCTCTTCCAGCAATTGATCAATCATCGTCTGCAGGAACTGCTTGATAACTTCCTTCGACGAGAATGCATGCTTAATAGGCAAGTTTATGCGAAAGAAGCGAGCGATCTTATCGCCTTGGTCTGTTGTAAGCTCACCAGGTGTCAACAATTCAACCCAACGAGGCACTTTAGTACCTTTGGCGTGAGCTATCGTGCAAGTTACAGATAATGCAGTTTCAGACAACTCTGCTGAATCCCACTCAGCATTATCCGGTGTAGCATCAAATAGTTCAAGCAGTGCATCAAGCACTGTCGGTTTAAGCATGTCGAAAATGACATTGGTCAGTGCTTGATGCAAGCGGTCTCGCTCACGAAATGTGACAAGGAGTTGTGTCAATTGTTCGTTATTTTCGCTCATTCCACACCATATCCTGTATTTGAAGCATGAGTTCTGCAGCAAACTTTATGTCAGGACGCTTAGGAAGAAGCGTCTTTGCATACAGATCTTCTCTTACCTGCTTGTCTAAATCTTCGGCGTACTTGATCAGTTCGTCGTATGTCCAAGCACCATTGCGAATTGCAAGCAGTTCTTCTGCATCAGGACGACGAACTAAGATTGTCCCAGTCTGCAAAGCTTCTGCACCTGTACGAAGCAAACGAACAAGATGCATTGCATGCTTGGTGTCGTAGCCATGCTGTTCTTCCAAAGCACTGCGTTTTTCATTGCGGTTCTTTTTCCAAGTCCAGTAGTTTGTGTGCATATCTTTTGCAGCTTCGTACACGTTACGGTTGAACTTCATGATGAACAATGGCGTACCCAAGTCATGGCTGTCGCCTTCGTAATCAAGGTTCAATTTACCGATCTTGTCGAACGGGCTGTAACCTTCAACTGCGTACACACCAAACGTATCACCACTGAATGGAACGAGGCGATGGTTAGTGTCATAGTCACGCAACAGTACTTTGAACGTCTTTGCACCAGTGAAGTTATGCACCAATGTCACAAAGTCAACTTGCTGAGGTGCTTCAACAGGCTGTGGGTTGTTGATCCATTTGTTGTGGCCTTTGATACGCTTTAGTTGCGACAATGCATATCCGCTATATGTGAATGCAATCTTCGAGCTCAGTAACTTGTGGGCATTTGCACGAAGCAATTCGTATGCAGGTGTTGAAAACACCACATCTTTTTCGTCCACAAACAAAGTTTCAACTATGTTTGGGTTGCCATCCACAACGAGCTTCATGAATTGAGCCAGTTCGTAGAACTTTGTGTCTTCTTCGGAAGTGTCGCTCACTTCTTCTATACGGTAAAATGGCGTACGGATATTGACAGGATCCGCAACAAAGATCCCACGAAAGTCGACATCAGACGTCGGCAGGCTAGTGCCATATGCATGGCTTCCCGCGTAGTGTTTGCAGAGCAAGTTGTCGTTCATCAGCTCTTGGGCTGTTTTTATTGTAAAAGACATGATGACTCCAAATAAAAAAATGTGGCAGATGCACTATCCTACCACATTTTACTTACAATTACAACAGGTTTAGGATGTTTTGCTTGATCGTTTTACTGATTGGTTGTCAGTCACTTCTACAAAATCTTCCTGTATTTCTGCCATCATGTTAACAAACTTTGCTTGCTTTGCTTCACATAGGTTAACAATTCGCGCCATCATTTCTGGATCGCCTTCAAAGTCAGTACGTCGTTTGCTTTCACCATCTTCAACTAGCGAATACCAAGAACCGCTCTTAACAATAACACCCAAGCTGACTGCAATATCAAACATACCACTAAATGGATCAATTCCTGTTTCATATGGAACATGAACTGTGGTTGTTTGGAATGGAGAGCCGAATCGAGTTTTAAATCCTTCAGCTTTCAAGCGAATACCAATAACATCACCCATTGGATCTTTGCTGCCTTCTTGTTTGAGTTTTAGTCGCGTAGCCAGCAGTATTTGTGAACATGCATAACGAATTGCATCATTAACTACCCAAAGGCCTTCACCAGCCAATAGTTGATCTTGCCTTGCTTTGTATACTTGTTTTGTTACCACAATAGATACGTTGAGGTTCTTGATTAACTGAACCCATGTGCGAAGCATAGACTTTAGCATTCGAGTGTGTTGACCTTGATCGAACTGAACGTCGCCAGTATCAGCCGCTTTTGCTTCTGCTTCGGTCATCAGGTAATCAAGCGAATCCACCACGATTAAAACACGTGGAGATTCTCCACTTTCCCCGTTGTCGGCTTTGTAACCTTCTAGGAACATTTGTACGATTTTTGTTGCTTGTGTTATGGTACTTAGTGAAATGCGTTTGTAGGATGGACTATCTGTATCAACGCCAACACCAGACATAAATGTCGAATCCAGAGCATTTTCGCTATCGAGCACCAAGACGATTGACCCTTCTGCTTGAGCCTGTTTAACTAAGTTACCGGCCAAGAAACTTTTACCAGCTGATGATGGTCCGCAAATTGCCGTGATTCGTCCCTGGGGGATTCCTCGTAGGAAACTACCGCTCATTACGCGATTAATTGCATGACTTCCAAATGAAGTCCAATAACGAGGTGGCTGGTCAGTTGTTACTACACCATCCATTTTTTCCAATTCTTTATCAAAGGATTTAAGAAAATCCATTGCTACACCTGCTTTTGCCATTTGTTATTCCTCCAATTATAAAGGGAGCGCAAGGGCTCCCTTCATAGTTACAACGTTGTTATTCTGCTGCTTGTGCTTGTGCGGCACGACGGCGACGGATTACTTCAAGCATGTCGTCCACGCTAGAGTTTCCTTCATCAGCTTTTGCGGCTGGTGCAGGTGCAGCAGCTTTCGCTGGAGCAGCTTTCGCTGGAGCAGATTGCTCGAAAGGAACGTCGTCATCTTCACCGTTACCTTCGGACACAGCACCACCGTTGATATCAGCATTCAGGTAAGCCTGAACCTTATCAAGGCCTGGGTTCTTTGGCAGCAGAGATGCCAAGTCGCCCATACCTTCGGAAGCAGCTGCAATTTCGTCGTCAGTCAAGGAACGTTGTTTGGATAGGAACTTTGTACCAACCATGTAGTCAGCGTATCCACCTTTTTCTGTCTTCTTGATTACGAAGTCATAACCATCTTTGAATTCGTAAGGAATGCTTTCCAGTGGATCATCCACGGATGCAAACGAATCTTTGATGATGTTGTGGATCTGGTAGCCCAGTGCAAAGTAACGAACCTTACCAGCATGAGTTTCACCAGTTGCTGCGTCAGCAGGAATCGGATCTTCAATAACGATTGCTTGTGCAATGTATTGCTTCTTTCTCCAGTACTTCTTGCCGTTTGCTTCGTCCTTGTTCTTGTAGTAGTCTTGGCTAAGTTTGCAGATTGGGCAATCTTCGCCGTACATGCTCAGGCATGGAACAGACTTGTTCTTACCATTGACAGTAAGATTGTGGAACACTTTTTCGACCAGGAAGCCACGTGCATTGTCTTCGTTGAGGTCAGGAAGGAAGCGGATTACGCAACGCTGATTGGTTGGCATATTCCAGAAAGGATAGTACTTGTTTGTAAAGTTGCCTTTGTTGCCTTGGTTGTTGTCGTCGCCACCGAACGCGGCTTTGAGGGATTCGAGAGTTCTTTTTGACATCTTAGTTTCTCCTAATGTTCTTCTAATTATTATTGGACTCTTCTATACATGAACTTATTTTTGTTCACTTCTAACAATCTTCTATTCATCTACAAATAAAGTCAACAGACGTTGGACAATCCAATTAAGGCTGCGTCTCAGCCTTGTTCATTTCTGAACAAAGGTATTTATGATTGGTGAACGAAAAGACACCAATCACAAATTAATGGGTATAAGGTATTGTTCAGCGGCAGCTTTTATGTCTGCATACTGTGTGTCTGTTAGTTTACGTGTTGTATGTGCATCCACAATTAGAACTTGTACGTCATCCCATGTTTTTGTGTCAAATGCGTGCATAAATGCTGGATATGCTGTCATGAATGCGTTCATTCCAACAATTCCACCTAGTGCATTTTTGAATGCTTTTAGGAACAATTCTGGTCCTTTAGTTTGTGGCATAGTTCCGCCATTCACCACCGCGTGGTGGAATTCCAAGTCTTCGATTACTTCTGGCGTTGTTGGAATCCAGTCCACTGGAACATCAAATATATCTGTCTCTAGTCGATGATGATGGCCACCTAGTGGATCTAAAAAGTATAGCATGTTCGTCCTTATGTGTTGTAGTTCAGACCAGGATGTCTAATCTGAGTAGCAGTAAACTGGGGATTTGTTGACCCAATTTGAAGTACGGATTGTCCTCCATATCCCCAAGCGTACAGGTTATTTTTGTTAGTTGCTGCTACATAGCAACGACCGTAAGTTGTTCCGTATAGTACACCCACAGTCGTAAACCATTCACCAGAAGGGCAATATCCATACGCACCCGTGGCGGACTGCACCGTTGATCCATTACCATAATATCCGCTGGCGTCGTTCTGACCAAGGATGGCATATTTTGGGTTACCAGGTGCTGAGCCCACAAATAACGTTGTATAATACCCGTACGTGTTTGAATTTCCTTGTCTATTCAAAAAGTATGGTGCCGTAAATCCATTTGCTGCAGATACTAGCGGAATTTTTGTTGGTATTAAGACGTCAGTTGCAGTACCATTAGCCATTTGGTTTAGACCATTATATCCCCATCCCCACAAATCACCAGCTGTTGTTAGTACCCACTCTGAGCCAATACCGTGAACAACATAGTCAACTGCCGTTCCAAGTGTACCGTTCCACACAGGATAGGCTACAGTTTGTTGTGTTCTTGTATTATTGCCAATTTGACCCCATCCGTTATAGCCTGCTGTTAAGATAACACCATCGGCGCGGCGTAATCCACAAGATGTGCCTGCAGCACCAGATGTAACATAATAATCATTACCAAACTGCATATCGACAGGTGGGTTTGCCGCACTCACACCCCAACTTGCTGTTACATCAACTGGTACGGTTGAGCTTGTTACGGTTCCATTACCAAAAGTTCCATAGCCGTTATACCCCCAGGCATATAGTTTACCTGCTACAGGATCCCACGCAAAGTTGTATGGGGCATTATACCCAGCAACCCATACCTTTGAAATATTAGTTCCGAGTGAGGTTATTCTTGTCCAGACTGATACGTTTGTTGTGTTTCCTAGCCCAAGCTGTCCGTTAGCATTAACACCCGTAGTATAGATATAACCATCTACGCTTTTGACAAAAACAGATACGTTTGTGTTAGTGAAAGCTCCAGATGTGTGGCCAAATATATCCACAATGCCCGTGGCTGTTAATACTGGAATACCAACAACAGATGTCACGCCTAATCCACCTTGGCCCAGGTTGTTTATGCCCAGTAATATAGCTGTCCTGTTGATGTTAATACATACGTATCCTCGCCAGTATACACCACTTTTATGACCTCACCAGTTGGCATGTTCCCAGCTGTGTTAAGATTGACTTTAACCCACTGACCATATACCCCATACTTTGTCTGTGAGCCATTGCCCTGCGAAGGACTTGAATAGTTGGCAATAGAGCCTGCATCACCAGCCGTCTGGTATAATTCGCCGTTGGAAATCAAAAATAGACCGTTACTGCCAGTATTGCTGAGGAAAGTTACATCCTGTTGCTGAAACTGCGTCATCGGGCGTTCGGATGATAGCATGTCAAGGACGTTAGATGATGAACCCACAACTTTAGTTGGTGCAGCCACCCAAACACCTGGTGTTGCTTGACTAATTTCGATGTATCCAACAATTCTGAATGCTACTTGTGTTGGACCAGTAATAGAATATATGGTATTGGAGATGTTAGATACTGTGTTTAGCACTAAAGCACGAATCGGCAGGCTTTCATTCAAGACAATACCGTTATCAACGTTGACAATACCAAGCTCAACTGTTCCTGCTATATTTAGCGCAAGGATAGCCAATGTTGCAGTTATACCACCAATTGTACCTAGTGTTGCACCAGACGGTGCAGTAAGAGTTAGAGGCGATGTGATAGATATTGAAGTTGACCCAGATGCAGATGCAGGTACGTTGCGGAAATCTAAAACGCACGGATTGAGTGTAATATTCAGGGTATTAGCGCCAACTGAAGTAGTTATTGTCGGAGGTTTAGCTGAAATACCTCCAGAGTTGAACGCAATAGCGTCAACTCCATTAATTTGTAGTGCACCATCAAGTGCGGTGGATCTAATCGAAACAGGCATTGTGTTTTCCTTTAAGGTTTAGGATATTTAGCCTTTACCGCTTTGCAAGCGTCAATATATCTTTGAATAGCAGCTTGGTCACCTTTTACGACTGCATCCAGATATTCAGTTATCTGTGGATATTCAGCAGCACGTTTATCAGCATATGTCATCTTCGACAATGCTTCTTGCCTTATTTTATCGTGCATTTCATTTATGATTGTGTTCGCTTCATCGAGAGATACCGGTACATGGTCACTCGTTATGAGGTGATCTTGTGTTCCATCTTTCAAAAAACCGTGAATTTGGCCTGTTTTTATGTTTTTGAATCTTTTAAATTCCATGGCAATTCCTTAGTAATACGTATATATGAACTGGCCTGCTGTGCCGTTCGTTCCAACATAGTATGACCATCCAGGTGGGCAAATTGCAGTTGCACCACAGGATGCGCCTGCCGTTCCGTTGTATAGTATACCTGCCGCACCAATAAAGTTTGTTACGCCCCCATTTGCCGAGAGCAAAATAGCTGGGGTTAAATATGTAGCGCTGTTTGTCCAAACAAAGCCAGCTGAAATATGTAGCGGATATCCATAAGTATTGGTAATCCATGTGTTAAAAGCACTAGCTACAGTAGCATGAGTCAAGAAATTGCCCATTGTTAGTGCGTTATATCCATTAACATATAGGTTAGTGTTTGGCATTACATAGTTTGCACCATCGTAATACAGATATCTTACTCCAGATGTGCCAAAGTATATCACACCCGTTGCACCACCTGCTCGTGATGCTAAAATATCACCGGATGGAGTTAGTAAGGCCTGCCCTGTTCCGATAGATCCAACTTGGCCTGTGAATGTTATGTTTCCTGTAGAGTCAAAGGTTGCTATACTGACGTTGTTAACCTGAAGTGCACCCGTGTTTGTTGCGCTAGCGCTTATCGAAACTGTCATGTCTATTCCTTATTTGATTCTTTGGCAAGTTAACATTGAAGGAAGAGCTGTACCAAAAGAGCCATTGGCATCAATAATTATCCCCCAAATTTCAATATAGTCAGTTGTTCCATTAAGAAAAACTGGCGTAGATACTGTGTATACACCATCATTAGGCGAATAACTATGTTGGCCATATGTATATTGTGCACTATTTTTATAGATCAATACTGTTGCTCTATTTGCGGCAGCGCCTGCTAGATAAATCTGCGCTGATATTTGGTACATTCCAGGAACAGGCGGAGTAAATCTGAAGTTAGTAACTGCATCGTAACTATTATACGGATCAGATGCTTTACTATTGAGGTTCATTCTTGCGGGAATACCGTTTGTCATACCTCCGGCTGGGCCAGCAAAAGTAATTATACAGTTAGGACCTTGAATACCATCTGTTACTACCTGCCACTTACCGGCCACAGGATCAGATTCGAGTATAAGATGATCTCCCAAAACTGCCATTTTTAGTGTATTTACTGATGCACCGCTGATTGCGATTGTATCTGTTGAACTTACAGCAATGTTCATTAAAGTACCAGTGAGTGCGCCCTGCTTTAACTTCACTCTATATGGAGCTGGGAGTGTGGCAACTGCTGGTAAAGTAAATGTTAATGGGGCATCCAGTACAAATAGCGAATTATTATCAGTTGCTACTGGTGTGTAGTTAGTGGTTAAATGCACAACACGACCATATCCTTGAAACCACACGTTTCCTGTGGCATCAACGGTTAAGATGTCCTGTGTTGTGGCACCACTATTACCACGAGCAATCTTCATTGTGCCATTGGCAGCACTGGAATCCAACATAAAGTTGTTTGTTGGTGTGGCGTCAGCGCCTAGTTGTACTTGTGCTTTAATTAGTCCAGCCATTATATTACCCTTTTAACTGTTATTCTGCCAGTCCATGGCACTGCAATGGAGAAGGTGCCTAGTGAAGTCCATGGTGTTGTTACATCTTGCCACTCAATGTTCATAGTGCCTGCAAATAATACTGTAGCGGATGATTCTTGCGACGAAACTTGCCAATATTTGCCAGCTGTGGCTGTGCTTATATGGCCTCGCCCAAAAAATAGTTGGCCACCGTTAATACCAACATACGCCGGAGCATTACCTGTTGCACTGGCAACTGCAGACGTACCAGCTGCGTATACTTCACGAAGAGTGAATACGTTACCATAGTTAATGTTGTTGGGGAATAGATAAAACCCTGCACCTGCAGCAACCCTGCTTTTATTTACCATGAAAACTTCGAATAGTTGGTTATCTCCACATGCAACGTGTAACGGAATTGAGTTTGCTGCAGTTGCATCAACAAAACAGCTTTGTCCAGGCAATAATATGATGTCTGCTACAGCACCCGTGTTGTTGATGGGTGTAAATAATTGTTCGAAAGTAATTGGTTGGTGTATGGCAGTGCCAGCCGGTGCAGACATTGAAGACGTAGCTGTGACAGTTCCTCCTATCACAGTTCCCATATTCAGGCTTGGACCAGTAATACCGTTTGTTCCATCTATTTGTACAGTCATTTATGTTCCTTAAACAATCGTCCACACAGAACCTGTTGGCACTGTGATAACTACACCACTATTTATTGTCACTGGACCAGCGGTCATCGCGTTCATATTTGTTGGAATAGTGTAACTTGCTGTGATGACGTTGCTGTTCTGGAAGAACACTTGGTCTGTACCACCACCTGTTGCACCACCACCAATACTAGACCAGTTAGCTGTAGAAGGGTAGTAACCTTCATATTGGTTCAGATCAGTGTTATAGCGAATATTGCCACCAGCTGGTGTACCTGGACGTTGTGCTGAAGTACCCGAAGACAAAACTACAGCTCCAGTTGGACCTGCGTTCATTTGGGTTACATAGCTCCATGCTGGCAATGTACCATTCGATACAATACCCTGACCATTCAAACCAATTGCAAGCATTGCTGTAGTACCAGGAGCACTTTGGTAATGCATAGCACCTGTAGTACCACCAGTGAAGTTGTTTGCACTTGCTGCAGTACCATTCAATGTGCCATTAAATGTAGTAGCAGTGATAGCGCCAGCCGTAAAGTTACCTGCAGAGTCACGCTTAACAATTGTTGATGCAGTATTCACACTAGTTGCAGCGTTTGCTGCAAGTTCAGCAGCATGTACGTTGGCTGCAGTGGAACCACCAACAGTTGCAACAACAGTTGTACCCTGCGGACCAGTCACATCACCAGCCAAGTTACCAGTGAATGATGCAGCAGATCCAGATGTATTACCTGTTACGTTACCGATCAAGTTTGCTGTTACAGTACCCGCAGTAAAGTTGCCAGATGCATCACGCTTAACGATTGTTGATGCAGTATTCAGGTTAGTTGCGGCATTAGCTGCCAATTCTGCAGAGTGTATTAGTGTAGCAGTGGAACCACCAACCGATGCAACTACAGTACCGGCCTGTGTACCTGTTACGTCACCACCTAATGTGCCTGTAAAGTTTGTTGCATTACCGGATACGTTACCTGTGATGTTTGCTGTAATGTTTGTCGCGGTAAAGTTACCAGAAGCATCACGTTTAACAATGGTGCCAAACGTATTAGCATTTGTTGCAGCGTTGGCAGCAATTGTCGCTAAGTTGATATTGGATGCAGTTGAACCGCCAACCGATGCAACAACTGTTGCACCTTGCGTACCCGTTACATCACCAGCCAACACACCTGTGAATGATGCAGCTGAACCAGATGCGTTACCTGTTAAGTTTGCTGTTATAGTACCGGCACTGAAGTTACCAGATGCGTCGCGCTTAACAACAGCAGAAGCTGTGTTTAGGTTTGTTGCTGCAAAAACCGTTGCTAGTGCTGTAGTTACTTGTGTAGATGTGTAGCCACCAACACCAGCAAATTGCAACGAGTTTGTTCCAGGATTGACGCTGATAGTTGCACCATCAACGTTGACGTTAAGCAGTGAACCAGTTCGTGATAGAGCAGCACCTGGTGCAATAGACACAGGAGCAGAAATTTCAACCCACTGTCCTAATGCATTGTTGTATGCATATGAGTGACCAGAGTCAATAGATATTGTACCATCAACCAACACTAACCAGTTACTTACAGGTGCTTGAAACGAGTATGCATAAGAACCTGGAGTTGCATTTGTTACTGTTGCGATATAGTGTGCAAAACCAACGAAAGAACCTGTTGGTGTTTGTAGATTTTCGAAGTTGATACCAAATCTATCGCCAATTGCAATAGGTCTACCTAGCAAGTCATACCATGCGGTACCACCAATACCACCTGTACCACCTTGGTATTCATATAAGTGGCCTGCTGTATATGGTGCTGTAGCGCCAGCAGCAGCAATAAACGACTGCGGTATTACAGGAGTAGGTGCTACTGGTGCAGTCGTCAAGTTATCGCTAATGAGGTTATTTGCGTGAATGGCTGGTTGTGGGCTAAAGCCAAGTGAAATAGCATCAAGCTGAGCTTTATTGACAGAGTCTGTTGGGTTGATACCTTGTCCTAAACCAGTGAGGATAAAACCACCCATTGGCTGGTTAGCGGTGTATATTACCGATCCATCCTTCTTGACAACAATTACATCTGCTGCCTTTGTATTCAACTGAGTTTGTACGGATGATGCTGCATCCATATAATTCAGTGTTGTTGTAGTTACAGTTGAGTGTGTTGGAATGCCATTGCCGTCGGATATCAATGCACGGTTAGCGGCAATTGCTGGAGCTTCAACAATTACACCTGCTGTACTTTGCATTACGCGGTTATTGTTTAGTGGTGTAATAGAGCCAGTACCACCATGTATAACAGGGAGTACACCAGTTGTAATGTCGGTAGCGGCATGTGTATGTTGGTCCAATGTCACTAAACTAGACTGAACGGTAGTATCGCCACTGTTCAAAATCTTCGAAAACTGTGTTGAATCGACAACCGTCAATGTAGCC